GCGCCCCAAAATAAATAAATAGTTTAAAAATTGAACTTGGATTCGTTTATTTATTTATTTCGGTATTGTACACAATGGACTCCGATTTTGAACTCGATGAAGAATGGGAAACCTTCAAAATGGGGCCGACGGATAATGTTGAAAAATCGCAGTTGATGCACACGCAGCGCTCCCAAAATTACGAAACCTCCGCCACAACCACCGCCAATGCGAGCAGTAATGCAAGCGTTGATGTTGATGCGCGGAATAGGGAAAAAGAAAAAGAACAAAATTTCCACGGAAATGAAGCCGGTGGTAATGGCGGCAATGGCGGTAATCCGCGCTCGTCACCCGCGTGTTCGCCCATCTACATTTCCACAACTACGAAAATAGCGTACTTGGACGGACCAGTTGATATCAAGCGCGTCTTCTGGGAAATTCCAATAATAAAATATACGGAAGAACGCGAAGGTGTGATAAAAAAACAGATAAAATTCTCGTCCACGGATCGCGACGAGTATCTGGCAATAATGGCGCGAGTAGAGCGAGAGCGATATTCCGACAATCAGGAAATAGAACACATCGACAATCCCGACGGACGAATCAAATTCAAAGATCAGCGAAAGATTAGCATTGGAATGTCGAAAAAGGACATTTTGTGTTATCGGAGCAAGCGGAAGCGCGCATTCTTTAACTGTTTCGTTGTCATATTGCGCATTCGCGATGCTTCCGCCGACAAATTCACGGAAATGCACGTTAAAGTTTTCAACACGGGGAAGCTCGAGATACCGGGCATCCAAACCAGCGGCATGCTGGCAGTTGTACTTGACATGGTGGTTTCACTTTTGCGCCGGTTTGTCGGCGAGCACCTGCACTGCATACCCGGGAAATGCGATACCGTGCTCATTAATTCCAACTTTAATTGCGGGTTCTACGTTAACCGCGACAAGCTCCACGACCTGCTGAAATATAAATACCGCATCAACAGCAATTACGATTCGTGTTCGTATCCCGGGATTCAGTCTAAATTTTATTACGTCGTCCCCGGTTCCGACGACCAGTCCGCTATTGTGCAAACCGGACAACAACCCGCGAGCGATGTGAAATATTATGAAATATCGTTTATGATATTCCGCACGGGCAGCGTTCTCATTGTCGGCAAATGCACCGAGGAAATACTGTACGTGATTTATGAATTTATAAAGAACGTGCTGGGTACCGAATACGCGACCATTGTAAATGACGCCGGCGCTGAAAATGCCGGCAGCATCGCAAACCGAAAAAAAATAGTAAACCCGAAGGTTCAGCGGCGAACGATCGTGATAACGTCCGATGAAATGAAATGAAATGAAATGTGGAAGTGGGTGGAGGTGGAGGTGGAGGTGGAGGGGTGGATGGAGGGGACAGGGATGGGGGAGCAGTGAGTATTTTAAACGTAGGCATCTTCGTCAAGTTCTGACGCGGTATCGTGGTCGGATGAAACCGCCGCAACCGCAATTCGTTTTTTTATTTGCGACGCCGACGATGATGACAGCGAAGACAGCGAAGACAGCGAAGACAGCCCCTTGATTCTCGAATTGCGATTATTAACGAGTTTCGTTTTGGGTTTTGATATTTTTTTGGGTTTAGCGTGTTTGGTTTGTTCCAGTTTCAGAGATACGGTATTTCCCGCATTATCTCCGCTCAATGTCGGCAGTGTTTTATCGGTTACGGTGGTTGCGATGCCAGCAGCGTCAACTTCATCACCTCCATTGTCCTCCCCGCACTCATCTTCAACCACTTCAAGTGCAGCATCGTCGGCATCAATGTCCCCGGCATCGCACTCGCCCTCGCCGTCATCATCATCATCCTCACTGCTGTTCGCCGACATTTCGGACGAAGACGACGACGACGTTTCGCTGTCACTGTCGTTATTAATTGCAATTTCATCGGGGCCGATATTAACCACGCTATTACCGTTACTGCTGCAGTGATGATGGTGCTGGTGACTTGATTTTTCAATGGTGGCGTCAGAATCGGATGATATTTTCAAATTTGAACGTGCTTTTATTTTAGTCAGGGCGCGGGATGCGGTGGTGACAGCCGAAGAATCGTCAACTATAAACCCGTCCTTCAAATATCCGTGCCGTGTTTTTTTCTTTTCGGGAACATTTTCCAATTCGTCGGACTCGGCATCGTCGTTGTCGGCAGACTGCATCAAATCATCGAATCCGCCAAATAAATGGGCGTGTATTTTTTTCCACAATACTACCGTGAACGGCGCACGCGACACAAGAAGGCAGTCCCCGAAAAAAAGAAGTTCGTCGACCGGTGGAGGAAATTCGTATTTGTTCTCTTGCCCGGCTCGACCGTCGGTCCTAGCCCAAAGTTCGACCGACCGCGAATATTTTTTCACGTGCCACGCGGTTTGCTGTTTAAACGACTTGTCGTATGTGGGCGGGGTCGAGCACGCTTTTTTATAGTGCTCCTTATTGAGCTCCGTATCAATTAAATATATTTCTTTCAACGCCCCAGTTTTTGAAACCACTATGCAATTATTGAACGGTGTACTCTTTGCCATGTTTATGCGTATGTATGTGTCGTCGTCGTTGCAGTTGCTGTTTGTATTTTTTTATTTCTATATCATTTTGTAAAATACTACAAAATATTTTGTTTTACACTGTATATCTACATATCGTATATCTGTAATTAAAACTTGTAATGCTGCAGCAACCAACCCCCGCAACAACCTTGCCAACAATCAAAGAAGAAGAAGAACAAGGAAATGCCCGCACGCCGTATATAATTAAACCCGCCACTATGACGGCAAGTGATATTTTGACAATGGAGACGATGATGAATATGGAGGCGTACACAAAATACTTAAAAAGAAAACAACTCACGTCCGACATTAAGGATCAAAGTGATGCAAATGAGAGAAAGTTTTACAGGCGACGGATACTGGATCTAACAAAAGAAATGTTTCGCGGCAGTCATCGCGCCGAAATTGGAACTAATTCAACCGGCGTCGAAAGTGCTTTTGAAACATACATTCGCGCGTGCATAATGCATTTCAAATTTATAGATTTGGCGGACGTGCTGCAAACCGAGTACGCGGGTATGAATACTGCCGAGTTGGGCACGATGCCGGCAACGGAGTCGGCCGACGATACTATTTCTGATTTGAACAAGCTGTGCTTCAACCCAAACACAACGAAACTCGTTAAAATAAAGGCGCCCACGTCCAACGCGCTAGAGTTGCTGTTTATACCCGCAGCATCAGATATAGATAAGGATAAGGCGGTTGATCATAATGATAATCCGGCGTCATTTGCACCTAAAACGAGAGATGTGAATTTAATGGACGAGCAGTTTAAAATGAAGGGGATTAAGCCCCGACCGAAACGTTCAAAACCTTTTGATTTAAATCCCTTGCCATAGTCAAATGTTATGAATGGTAACAAAATATAATATTATACTATTATTAGATATAATCCAACAATTATTTTATCGATTCATTTTCCATTTCCGAGATGCGCAACACCAACACCAAATGGTACAAATCTCTCAATCAATCGCCGCTAACTCCTCCCAGCTGGGTGTTCCCCATCGTTTGGACAACACTGTATGCCCTTATTATCGCATCGGGGGTGTTGTTCTTTACGCGCGGCGGCAGCATTCGGTCGGCGGGGTTTCTTTATTACTGCGCCGCTTGGGTGCTTAATCTCTCGTGGTCAACGGCATTCTTTACGTATCAGCGCCCCGATATTAGTTTTGCTATTATTTTAGGAATGGTCACATTCATCGCCCTGAATATTCGCGCGTTTTATCCGGTCAGTCGTCTTGCGGCGTATTTGCTCGTCCCGTATTTATTATGGGTCTCGCTCGCGACATATCTGAACGGGTATATCGTATTTATGAATCCGGGTACCCACCGACCGGTCGGTAACCGAGAGATCTTTTGATTGATATTTTGCTAATTTATATTTTGCTATTTCATTTTAGCAATTCATTTTATTTAAATATTTTGGTAGTGTATAATATATATTTAGCAAAAATGGCAAAATCAAGGCATAGCACCAAAAAAGTAAATAAAAAATCTCGCAAATACGTTTGTCGGCAGCGTAAACGAATCGGTGGAACACAGCGCAAAGCCGCTGCAGCCGCTGCGAATATGGGGCTGAGGCAAGACCCAGCTTATGATTTTTATGCCAATTATCGCACAGGGGTACCCTGTGACACCGCTGGCCAATCAAAACACTGTTGTTGTGCAGTGTGGGACTGGCTATTTCCACCAGGGGGGGCGACGCCTATGGAACTACCGCGAGGGGTTGGTCATTGGAGACCTTGAGGATCGTCTCGGGTGAATTTTATATATGTTTTCAGCATACAGTCGTGGCGTATGTGGCGTATTGCACATTTATATATTTTTATTCTATTCTATATAAATAAAAATAAATAATTAATAATAATAATAATAATATAATCTGAAATATGCCAGCCGCCGACAAACTTAGGCCGCTGGTGTGCAGTCCCGCACCTTCGGATGATCCGACCGCCGCGCCTGTCAGCACCGACACGTGCTATTCGAGTTCTGCGCTCATGGAGCTGAAATCTGCGTGGAATGCCAGACACCCCGACGAACCGGTAACTACCAACAATCCCACCGAAATATGGGATTTTTTACGGCGACAAATGTCGCGCGTGTGTAAAAACGAAGCGTGCTGGCTGCGCAAACTGCTGATCACCGAAGACAACGGAAATAATCGCATTTTACTGAAACACACGTTTGCGCCGCCCGCGCCCAAAGAGTGGATTAAGAAGCCAAACACTTGGCTCACGAGCGTGGATATTGAAAATGTGATGAAACAGTACGAGCACGCGTACCCGTCGTTCATGTTCCTGGGTCCAACTCCGATTGATTTCGATAAAAGACTGTCGGCCGGCGAATGCGTGTGGAACGACTTGTGCAATTTTAAGATAGGGAATATGATCAAACGCGGGAAACGGCATTTTGGGATTATTTTTAATACGGACCCGCATAATAAGTCGGGATCGCACTGGATTTCAATGTTTGTGAACGTGAAAAAGAACTTTATCTTTTTTTTTGACAGCACGAGCGACGATATTCCAAAAGAGGTTCAGGCGCTGGCCGACCGCATCATTAAGGACGCGCGCGCGCTAACTCCGAGCATCGCGCTTACCCTCACCGTGAACAAAAAGAACCATCAGTATAAAAACACGGAGTGCGGAATGTATTCGCTCTTCATGATTGTGAGTCTTCTCACAAACCGCCTGACGCTCGACGATTTTGCAAACAAGCGAATTCCGGATCAGCAAATGGAACAATTTAGGAAAAAGTATTTTAATTCGCCAGAAATTCCCGATGTGCCCAAAGGGCCATCCGACAGTTTTTAGATGTTGGAAATTTATTTTTATAATTTAATTTTATTTTAATATTTCACTCATATTTATTTTTTTAATTTATATATTTTTATTTTATTTTATTTTATATTAATAAACTATAAATAAAATTAATCAGATGATCAACAAGTACGTAGTTGAATTTTTAGGAACCCTCTTTTTTCTGTATGTCATTGTAGCTACCGGTAACGCAATCGCGATCGGTGCCGCTTTAGCGATCGCGATCATGGTGGGCGGATCCATCTCTGGCGGACACTTTAACCCCGCGGTGTCGATAATGATGTACGCTGCCGGCAAACTCAGCCGCGCCGACTTGATTCCTTATCTGCTTGTCCAGATTGCCGGAGGTTTAGTTGCTTTAGAATTGTACAAGAGATTTAAATTTTAATAAATTTACATTACAACGATACAGCTACAAAACGAATAATCAAATATTAATATTATTATTTATTTATTTAATTATATAATATTAATAACGATATATACTATAATATACATATCATATACCAGTAATTAAATTCATATGTCAACATTGCAGTTGGGTCATTCGGAGGTTGTTGATGCTGCTGCTGCTACCGGTAGTGTTGTTGGTGGCGGTAGCGGTAAAACGCATTATCGTAACCATCGCAACCGCCATAATAAGCATAAGCGAACATTGAAGTCGACGTATGGTGCAGCGTATCGTAAATATAATCGAATGTATGGCGGTCAACCGGAAAATAAGGAGGCAGAAAAAAAGGAGGCAGAAAAGCCAGGATTTTTTGACAAATTGTTTTCTTCTCAACCAGAAACTGCTCCTGCTGCCGCTGCTTCTGACCCTGCTGTTCCGGTCGCCGCTCCCGAAACAGCGAAAGAGTCAGGTAACGCAGAACCAGAGAAACCAGGCTTTTTGGCAGGACTATTTTCAAAGTCGGCTGATAATAATAATAATAATAATGAACCTAATGCAATCGAAAAAGCTGAGATTGCTGCCAAAGAGAGCGTTGATGGTGCCGTTCAGGATGCAACCGGACTAGTGGATCAAGCCACGAACGCGGTTTTGAACGCCAAGGAAAAGGTCGTCACCAATGTTGATAAGTTGACGAAAACCGCGGAAGCAGTTTCCGGTGCGATTGGAGATGCTGCCGAGGATGTTAGCTCCAAAGTGAGTGAAGCTACTGATAAAATAGTTTCCAATGATTCAAATTCGCCCGATTCACAAGATTCGCAAGATGTGGCATCACTTAAAAGAGAGAATTTAAGCCTGAAACGCCGACTTAAAGAGTTGTTGAACGGTCCACTAAATGATGCCGCATTAGCCGCGGAAAAGGCGGCAGAAGCGGCCGAACAAGCGTCGATCGCAGCACGCACTGCCGCCGCAGCGGCGCGTGTAAGTGCCAATGCCCAAGTTAGCAATGGTGATTTTAGCGAAGAAGAAGCAGAATCAGAAGGAGAAGCAGAAGCAGAAACAGAAACAGAAACAGGAGAAATGGAAGTGCCATCCGACGAAGAAGCGAGCAGTGCAAAGAAAGAAAAAGAAGAAGGAGAAGAAGGAGAAGAAGAAGAAGAAGAAATGGAAGAATCATCCGACGACGAGGCAGATGAAAATAAAGGAAAGGAAGGAAAAGAAGAAGACGACGCTGCAAACAATGCAAACAATGCAAACAATGCATTTACTGCCGCGGACGATACGATTAATAATTTAAATACGGAAGAAGCAAAAAAAACTGGAACAACGGGAACAACGGGAACAACCGGCGGAAAGCATAAACGCAAAAAAGGTAAAAATAGTACACACACTCACACACGCAAGGCGCATTCATAAAATAAAATCATAAACATTAGCGACGCGCGCGATAAATCATCCAAATAAGTGAATATATGCGTATTGACTTATTTGAGGTAATCGGCTATTTTGGCTTCTTTTGAAGCATCTTATAGAGTAAATATAACCCAATAGCTGTAATTGCGGCATAGTAAATGCGCGTTGCCGTATCGTCTGGGGTACGGTACTGATACATTTTCGCGGCATCGCCCGAATCATCAAACATCGTGCCGTTGGAAAGGCGCATGTTGTCATACACACTAGTCGCACTATTTACGGGGACGTATTGTGCCATATTCTTCTTGTTATTCTTATTCTTATTCTTGTTCTTATTCTTATTCTTATTCTTGTTCGTAGAGAGGTTATTACTTGATCCGGTGCCGGAATCCGAGCTGGAATCCGAGCTGGAATCCGAGCTGGAATCCGAGCTGGAATCCGAGCTGGAATCCGAGCTGGAATCCGAGCTGGAATCCGAGCTGGAATCCGAGCCGGCCCGCGCCGTTCCTTTGTATTCGCGTTTTCGCGTCGGTTGGTGGTGTAACGGCGAGAAACTGTCCGCCGGTTCGGGTTCACACACCTCCTTCGTCTTTTTCACTTTTGTTACCGGATGCGTGTAATCCTTGAACCGACAAGGATCGATGTCGGACGTGACCGGATTTCCGTTCACCATATTTGCGCGTTTTACCTCGTTCAATATGTCGGAAACTGCAACGTAATGCGTTTCCGCACCTTCGTTGTTGTCATTGTCCACCGTTGCAAGCGTTATTGGCATGCAGTCCGGGTAGTTTCCCATCGTGAACGCGCGTCCAAATCCGGACGGGCTGAATGCCGCCAAATTACCCACCGCTCCAGGAATCAGGCCGCTAAATTCGGACAGCTTGGCACCGTCTGCACCCTCTGTTATGAACGGGATGGTACCGTCCGGAATATTATCCACGTGGATGTAACGCGGCACAATAATCGGGTTAGTTTCACTGTCTTCCTTTGTTCGGTCGGACATTATGTTTCGACAAGACGCCATTGTTTTCAGAAAAAATTTATTTCCCAACGGTTCGCCGGTTCTGGATGCTTTGGTGCGTCCGGTTACCAACACCTCCACATAAGAAATCAACCCACTCACATCATTGGCCAGTACTTTAATACTTGGTTCGCCGCTCATCCCCAACTCAGCTGGGGACTTGATACTTTTCCAATAATCATACCCCGGGCCCAGCGCGTCGTCCATTATGCTTATATATTAATTAATTAATTAATTATTAGTAGTACTATTATTACTTAATTATATTATTATTTAATGATATTATTTATTACATCATTTCCTTAGTTACGTTAGGACGACCGCCGGGTACTTTCGAATTTCCCATATTTTTCACGCTTTCGGACAGTTTTATAATGTCCTGGTCCACTTTACTAATTGCCGCGGCGCTGTCTTGCTGTTTGTCCTCCAGTTTTTTGAACGACTCCAGAGCGGTTTTAATGTTGTCGTACGTGTCGCACGTGTCTCCGCACGCGCTTAATTTAGAAGCATTTTTAGATTTTGAAACCGACTCCACTGGATTTGGATCCGGGCCGGGTTTAACCGTGTCGGTTTTAGCCAAGTTTGGATTAGAATTAGCAAGTCCCTCTTTTACATTTACATTTCTATTTCGTTCTAAACCCCATTGCCACGCGAATAGTATCGCCAGAAATAAAATGCCGTATATGGACAGCTTGGTTAGGGATTCTTGCTGCATTAAATATGGACTGTCGTCGTCGATTAATATAATATATCATAAAAAAATAAAATATAATATTAATGTACTTAACTGACCCAATAATGGAACATCGAGACGGAGGCGGAGACAAGCCGCTAACATTGAACCAATCATCAGAAAAGTCGTATAATAAACTGATGAAGTCGCCGAGTTTTACAGAGGCGGAGAAGCGACTGATGACGCGGATACGAAATACAAATATGGCCCCGAGAATGAGGGCGGTATTATTGAGTAGGAGCGGAATTGCACGAAAATTGGCGAATATGCTTGGTATTAATAAGAGCGTGGTTCAAACACCGAAAGCACGGATGAGGATAGCGAATAATATTTACACGCGAGTAAATGCGAAGAAGAACATAATTGTAAAACCCATAACTGAATTAACTCAAGAGGATTTAGATGCCTCAACTTCACTATTCATGGTTAGAGTGCATAATGAACGAGGATATGTACGTGACCCGAGAAAGATAACAATTAGTTGGAAAGATCAGTGGGGTAGAGATTTTTCTAAAATTGTTCATTTAAATATTGAACGGCAAATTGATTATCAGAGGGGTGATCGAAGACTCGCATCAATTGTAGATCGGGAAGATGACACTTTTGAAACTTGGGGCGGATGTAAATTTTACGGATGTTTATATTTTGTATTAAATGCAGCAAGTATAGACGAAGCCGCCCAACATATAGAAACATATGCGAATACAATGGGTGGTGACAATGCTTACGGTATTGTTATGCCAAAATTCTGCGCACAAATGGATGTATCAGAACTGGTTAATCGGTATAGTCATAGTCATAGCGGAGGTCCTCCGGTGCCTAGTCATCAGGATATGCGGCGCGATATGGCGGAGGGTAAGAGGTGGGGAGGAACGATGAAAGTACGCGTGAAATCAACCCCAACAAGAACTGGTGGCCGCAGTCGAAAGCGGCGCGTGCGCACGCAGCGGGCGCATAGGAAACGCACGTGACGCGGCGAACCGACGCCAAAAGATAATAATGGGGGTGTGGCGGCTTAACGAATTAAAAATCCTGTAATCGTTAAATCTCGTAACATTAAATATTGATCGCCGTATTATTCATTTAAAAAAAATAAAATATAGTATTAATTTATAATTAATTATACAGTTATACATTTTTAGTAAAAATGACTATGGTTGCATTGCAACGGACGCATGAAGTGCGTCCACTAGAAATAATAGGTCGAAGACATTCGTACGAGTCTTCGAATTGGAGACCCAGTAGAAGGAGCTTACCCCGCCGCGCTAAATCAAACTCAACAAGAACTGGTGGCCGCAGTCGAAAGCGGCGCGCGCGCACGCAGCGGGCGCATAGGAAACGCGCGTGACGCGGTCCAGAATACATATATGATTATCAAAAATACATAAATACATTTTTATACTTTTGAATAAAAATGCAACCGCAATTACGCAATCCAATCATTCGTACCCAGTTCGCCGAAGGCGGTGAATGGGTGCCCGCACCGCCAGAATGGGTGGCCGCGTACGTAAATTATAAAAACCGTCCCGCATACAGTCCCGAAACACCGGCGACGTATACCAGCACCGGCACAGCGAGTCTAACGGTGTATCGCGAAGGCGATGATTGCTACATGCCAACCCGCATTCGATGCAATATTACGGGCGGACTATACCCGATAATGGATTGCGCCGACGTTCGCGTATTCCTGCAAGACGTGGACCCAGTTAACTGGTACCCCGCGCGCGATTATCAAATGTGGGCGTACCGCGATTTCGTGTACGATCCGGTCCGCCCCGTGCGCAAATTCTACGCGTCCAAATACTCATCCCATCTGTTTTTTCAGCGCGGCGCAACACGTCAGACCGTAGTGGAGATCGACATTGACGACCTGCCGCCCAACATTATTTTTTCAATCTCTCGAAATGAAACCGGCGGCAGTGGGAGCAGTGCGAATAACCACGTGTTTTACGAGCGCAACGACGCACACTCCACACGAGTTCGCATTTGCGATCACGAGGGTGCCCGAGCCGGGTTTCGAGGGTTCTATGCGCGCATTACTATGGATCCGGGCATTATCGTTACGCCGCCGCAGCAGCAGCAATCACACCATTTAGTGTCAACGCCGATACCGTTTCCGGAGGGCGCGCCGACGACCGTCACCCCAACCAACGATGAAGACGCGCAATGCATTCTGTGTTACACAAACAAAAGAAATGTGGAATTTGGCCCGTGTGCGCATTATGTCACGTGCAGTGATTGCTATGTAAAAATGAGTAAACCTCGCGAATGCCATATTTGCAGACAATTCATTGCGACTCTCGAAATACATCCGTAATCAAGTCTTGGGGTATTTTATCATTCGTCCTTTTGATCCTTCTGCATATCGGTGATCGCTTGATTCATATCCCTGATCGAATTCGAATGCTCCGCACTCTGTGCCGTATTTCTTGCAATGTTCGATTCAAGCTGTTCGATGGTTTTCATAGACGCCGATAGTTTTGTCTGAAGTTCCTTAACCGACGTGCAGTCTTCCGGGCATTTTGTACTGGCGTCGGGTTTTGTTTTAGAAGCATTCGCGATCCCTTCAATAATTCTTTCAGGTTCGATTCGTATTTGATTGAATATCCAGTCTATTATTAAATACGAGAAAATACCGATCCATACAAATAAAAGCCATTGCATTCTCTTTGATTATTATTGATTATTATTGATTATTATTAATAATAATATTATTTATTATTATTTATAATAATAAAGTATAAAATATATAAAATATAAAATATAACATTTAAATTATAAAATATAACATTTAAAAGATGTCTCGACCCACCAATTTAAACGTTTCAAACACGCTTATAACGACCGTGCGCGCGCATACTTCAAGTAAAACCGGAAACGTGTTCGGCGCTTACCCTTCACATACCACGCCCCTTGCAGATAACCGTTTCAAGACGCATCCCGAAGAATATGGCTCGTCCTCGTTCGGTAAACCCAAACCAATCAAGCATTGGCGAAGGCAGCTCCTGCGTCTTACCACACCGGCTCCAACGAACGGAAGTTCTAGTGGACACGGAAACGTGCGCGGTAAACTCACCCTGCGACTAGTGGACGCGCCCGGAGCAGTGATTATCACGGGGTCGGGTTCGTGCGCGTGCGATGTGGGTCCCGGCGGCTCCGCAAATAATTCGTACACGAGTATAGACAACGCGGTTCTCCGCGCGCCCGGCGAAGGCAGCGATACCACAAAAATTTACAACGACGGGTTTGTGGACTGCGGCACTCATCGCATTTATACCGGCGTGTACAACACGCGCACTGTGGGACCGTGTCCCCAAAAGCGCCCGGTTCGAACCGGGTCCACGCTTTTGAGCAAGGCGTACTACTCCGACACGCGCGCGTTCATCGAATCGCGCGGTAAATCGTACGTTCAAAATATGACGTCCGAAATTACCAATTGCGCGCGCCCCGAGTATTTAGAAACGGCCGCGCCCGCCTGCATAAAAACCGCCGTATATAAACCGAACAACGCCGGATTTGCAACCCAGGGAGCGGTATCCGCCGGTCTGAGAATGGAGCGATTGAAACGCGAGACCATCACCAAAAATGGCAATTCATTTTTGAGCGCGTACGGGTTGGCCGCCGCAAATGCCGGAAAGTACCACGGCAGCAATTTCACTCCATACTTTATCAAGAACAAGATGCAAACTCCGCTGTGCAGCACCGCTGGAATGCGCATCAGGGAACACGCTCGCGTATGTACGCACTAACGCACTAACGCACTAACGCATTTGGGTAATTTTATTTTTTATAAAATTTAATTTATATATAAATATATATGTATACATTATAAAATAAAATGCCGGCCACAATAAAGCATCACACCCGTACGAAGCATTTGAAATCGAGTGTAAATGAATTTAAAACGTTCAAAAATATGTTTCCAAACATGGTGTCAATGTTGAACGATATCGTTAATACGGCTGCGTTAGACACCCCGGAGAACCGAAATGATTTAGGTTTAGAGGCAATAATTAAAATGGTCGCATCCCGCGACAAGAAAATTAGCGACGAACTCATCGCGGCCGATTATTTTGTGGAAATTTTAAAGAAAATAGGACTAACCAAACAAATGGTATTGCAATTAGAAAAAGATATGCCAAAAATCGTCGATAAAATAAAAATAAACCGAATGAAGCCGGCATCGATGAATCAAAACGGTGGCCAATCTCGAGTCAATATCGTTTTATCTATATGGGTAATATTTTTACTCCTAATAATTCAGTATTTGTTATTTCAAATAATGATTTCGCCAGATGATTTGGCCCGTATACAAAATACCATAGTTGGGGAGATAAATCGGATTCAAGAATTGAATAGTAATTGCACGGTAGAACCAAATCAACCATTTAATTTTACGACTGATGACGAACGCGAATCACATATGAGATGCTTGGGTAACCATGGTTATATTACTTCATATAATGAAATCTTACAAATTATACTTGATGGTGGATTTGTTAATCGCGGATTTAGTGCACAAGATATGCACGTTTTAGTATTACCACACGGCCGTTTTTTTTTTCAGAATATGCCAATGATGGCTGTTGTTGTTGGCATAATAGCTATTATGAATATTGGCGCCGCAGTATTCGTTCCAATGGTTATGAATACTAGGTATTACAACCAGTATGATGTTGGGAGGTTATTAGATGCAAATATGATCACAGCCCAAGCCCCGGCGGTCCAATCGCCTGCCCCAGCCATACTTCGCAGTCGTCGTCTCGACGTCGATCCAGACGCGGATGATGATGCACCCGAAGAGTTCAAGGATATGGCATTCGCAGCCACTATTATGCAAGATCCAGTCGTCGCAACAGACGGGTACACATATGAGCGTAGTTCGATTGAGCATTGGTTTCGTACACATGCGACAAGTCCTATGACGAGTTTGCCATTACATTCAAAATTACTCATTCCAAACCATTCACTAAGATCACAAATCAACGAATGGAAGACACGTAAAACTGCCGCTGCCGCTGCCGATGCCGCTGCAGCCGCAGCAATCAAAATACAGAAACTTTACAGGAAAAGAAGAACCCAAAGACATAAAAAAGGCGGAAGTAATAGGCGGTATATTCGCCGCCGCAACCAAACTAAATTATCAAGAATTATGTAATATGTTCACACGGTTGATTCCTTATTTATTCGCTCCTTTCGCTTTTTTTGCATCAGCAGCGGCAGCAGTAGCCGCCCGGCTCTCGGCAACCCGTTTCGCGATCTCGGTGCGTTTGGCGTCGCGTCGTTTTGCGTCTTCGGATACACCGTTCATGATGTCTTTGAGTACCTGATATACTGTGTGACCTTCATCCTCCATATCCAGCGCGGCTTGTGCCTGTGGAGTGGCAAATGGACTACCAGCGGGTAATTTATCCAGAGGAATGTGCGCCAGAGGTGGAGGGTCGTACTCTGCGGGATCAACAAGATCACCCAAAATACTTTGACTGCCGTCCGGATATTCCGTAACGCCTCTGGTTGGCGTGCCATTGACGTGTTCTCCAGTGTTCAATGCGGGCTTTTCCTTTACCAGTCCTCACTATAAAGTCACCATCAAATATTTTATGGTAGTTGCATCCGCTTAAGTGAACCGCGACGTCTCACACTACGCCTCTTGTTCATTGTTTTTTTCATATTATGACTAATATTAATAATATTATATATACATAATATAATATATATTTATTTTTATTTAAAATGGCATTATCACGCAAATGCGGTAACGTTTCTACATTTAGTTTCAGGGACAGGTTTCCAAATGCGTCGATAATGTTGAACCAAATTATCGATAATGCCGAATCGGCGGCAATGGATACGCGCCGGCGAAAATTAGATTTAGACACAATAGTATCTAAAATGATCGAGTATCGCGAAAAGAAAAATAATGTTGATCTCATCATTGCCGACTATGTAGTGGGTATTTTTATTAAAATGGGGCTAACAAAACAAATGGTAATAACATTGGGAAAAGATGCGCAAAAGATTATTCGTATAGCAAATGCCGTTAACAATGCGCAAGATACGCCGCAAAAGGGTGGCGGTAACCTTTTATCCGGCAGAACTTTTTATACGGTTGGTTTCATTATTTTGATATTCATAATTATTAATCTATTGGATCAAATAAATATTCCAAATTCAACAATGGAACCTATATTGGCCGACGCGTTACAATACGCGAATACGGAGATTGCCAATCTACAACGATCCCACGCAAGCCATAACTGCAATGCGACTGATCATCGCACTGAATCAGATTGCCGCAATATTACCAGGAAACTGGAACATCTTAACCAACATATGTTATTTTTAAATGAAAACAGGACACATTTCACTGCGGTTAACGTTAACAGATTATTTTTTAGTGGCTACGGTGTATCTATGGATATTGCGCGGATTATGCCAAGAATGACTGGGATCTTTATTATTGTTAATCTTTTTACATTTTTCATGCTGTGCGATATCGTCCCGTGGAGATATTTATATAATATAATAACAACTGATCCGGTTCGGGGACCCCAGGCCCCAGTCCCGGCCCCAGTCCAACCGCGCATTGATTCAGCCATACCGCGCGTTCGCCCACTTGATATTAATCCCGGCGATGATGATGTTGTACCGGGCCATTTTTTGTGTCCAATTTCACTTGCAATTATGACAGACCCGGTCACCGCCGTTGACGGGTATACATATGATCGTGCTTCTATTACACAAGCTCTTCAAAATGACCCTCGTAGCCCCATGACGAGAGACCCCATCCCCATGACTGCACAGATATTATTAATTCCGAATCTTACACTAAGAGGAGAAATGACTGCCTGGTGGGAAGACCTACAGCGGACGAAGAAAGCGGCAGCCGCAGCCGCAGCCGCAGCCACAGCCGCCACTGCAAAAAGAAATACCGCGGGAAAAACGATACTACGGTGGTTCAGAACCAGAAAAATAACCCGCGCGTCCAAACCAAGGGGTGGAAGTAGGCGTAGGCGGTATAAACCCCACCAAACCAAACATCGAAATCAAAAATAAGTACTATTTCCATTTTGTAATAAAAATTATTATAATCGAATATAATAATAGTATAGAGCATCAAATGCCAGCCGCCGCCAGTACAGAAGATACTTACAAGTACGAGTCCCTGATCAAACATGCCGAAGCACAGCGCAAAGGCGTATGCGGGTCGGGGTTTAGTCGCAGCAAACAAATAAATCCGGCCAACGATTTTTATTCATATGTGAACCGCGAGTGGATACGGTCGACATCCCTGAAACCCGACCAGAATTACATCGTCCAAATTGACGACTTTCGTCTGGCACAAGACCGTGTTTACTCGCAGCTGGTAAACATCGCCGAGTCCGCATCCACACCCAAATCCATTAAGACCCTCTACGAATCGCTCAAGCGCCCGATTTCGAGCAGCGCCGTGTTATTGCACGTCCGGGAACACGTGCGAATGCTGGATGAATGCGTCGCGGAAGACAACCTGTGGAAATTTTTGGCGTATTTGAACACGAACGAGCTCACACGCTACGCCTGCCCCATTTCGTGGGACGTGCTTCCCGACGAGCAAAACAGCCGCAAATTCATAAGCCATATCACGTACCCCGAACTGTCCCTCTACGACTACCGGTATTATTTGCGCGACGCGGCGCAACATAATCGTAAGGCTTCCGCTACCACCAAACGCCGCCTGCACGCGCGATTCAGGAGGCATTCAACTACCGCCGCCACCGTGAAAAAGGAGGTGGAATACAAGCACGTAGTGCTGCACAAGTTCGTGAAGTATGTGGATAAAATATTTAGCGCCACAACAGCGACGGAAAAAGAACCACCACAATCGTCACTGCAATCGTCGCGCGGGGCGGACGTCCTGCATATTGAGAAGCTCTTGATCGACAAACTCGCCTGCTTCAACGGCAGGTTCGATGCAGACAGCGATACAGAGTACGTGAAATTCACGCACTCCGATCTCGACCGCCACTGCGCCGGATTGGACTGGCGCGAGTTTGCGAAATGGCTCGGGTATGGATCTGCGAACATCCCGTCGCGCGTGATTTGTTCGTCCGTGGGGTATATGAAGTGCATCGTGGAAACGCTGAAAAGCGAAACGCACGGGTGGAAAACGTCGAAGTGGCGCAGCTACTGGATCTACATTTATGCGCGGCACATTATCCAGTACCACGCCGAATGGCGCGACATCCATTTCGATTTCTGCTGCAAGTTTCTGAGAGGCCAGACCGCGCCAATGCCGCAGCGCATTGTTGCGCTATTCGGAACCGCGCTCGCGTACGACACGTATTTCGCCAACGAGTACAAGCGCCGGCATTTCAATGACGACCGAAGTCGAGCTATTATCCATCGCGCGACCGATATGGTCGGACGCATTACGCGCGCCGCGAAAGAGATGGTGCGCGCAAACAAGTGGGTCAGCGATAAAACGCGCGCAGAAGCGCTTCTAAAAATAGAAACGCTGCGATTGGAGATGGGGATGCCCGATAAAATGGGACCGGATATCCCGGAGAAAACCGCTGCCGCCGCGTTCAGCGGAGGCGATGGATGGGCGAATTTAATGGCCGTGTCCAAATGGCGCACGCGCGAAGTGATGATTCGCAGGTACGAAGGCAGCGCCGTGTTTAACGCGCCCGCGATCGACTGGGCTCAACTTAAATTCGTCGGGTCCCAGTCGTACGTTGTAAACGCGTACTATACCGAAATTTCGAACTCAATCTACATTCCAATGGGCTATTTCCAGACCGAGTTCGTGGATATAGAGAGGGGGATCGAATACAATCTGGCCCGAATCGGATACACGATCGGGCACGAGTTGGGGCACTCCATCCACGTATTTGGCCGCATGTTTGACCACACCGGCAATATGCGCAACTGGTGGTTGCGACGGGACAGCGCGATATACAACCGCAAACTCGCGGACGTGGAGCGGCAGTACGAGCGCGCGGCGCGCAATGACGGAATCGTGTTTGACGCGAAAATGACGCTGAGTGAAGATTTGGCGGATATAACCGGACTCAAGCTGTGCGAAATGGTGCTCAGCGAGCATCACGCGCGCGAGAAAACGTTGCTGCCTCTGCGGATTTTGTCATTTGAACGCTTTTACACGGAATTCGCGAGTCAGAACCGACAGAAAATATACCGGCGCTCCATTTTCGCTCAGTTAAAGTCCAACCCGCACCCGCTCGACAAGTACCGCACCAACGTCCCGCTCTCGCGAATGCCGTTGTTCAACGCGATTTATAACATAAAGCCCGGAGACAAAATGCACTGGCATTCGGATGATACGGTGTGGTAGAAGATATGCTAAAAAAATTGAAATGAATATTGGCCGAACATAAATAGAAGCAGCGATCGAATATCAGACAACAACCATCAACAACAATGGCGACTAGACCTCAAATATTGGACCTGGGCCTGCCTCGCTGGGGCACACCCGAATACGGGAATTTGTTTCAGATAGATGATACTACTGCGTCCACTGCGTCCACTGCGCCCGCTTCCGCTTCCGCCGCCCCCAATTCCAAGACACAGCCACAAACGATGAGAAAAGAAGAAATCTACAGCTACGAAGACGGCAGCGTGTATATGGGCGAAATGGTGAACAACAAGAAGGACGGGCGCGGTACGCTGCGCACGCCGGCATTCATCTACGGTGCGATGGTCGCGTCCAATGACGCCGAAGACAATATGCAACTTGTGAGATGGCACGAGTACATTGGCGAATGGGCCGATGATGTTATGCACGGACGCGGCAAGCACGTGATGATGCGCGGCAACGGATCGCAAAATGTTCTCTACGACGGAGTGTGGGACCACGGCGTGCTGGTTGCGACTGCAACTGCTACCGATGTAGACTGAGTGTGTGTGTGTGTGTGTGTGTGTGTGTGTGTGTGTGTGTGTGTGTGTGTGTGTGTGTGTATGTGTGTGCGATGCGCAAGCGATTTAGTGAAATAAATAAAACGAAAATAATGTGATTGTCTTTTTTTATAATTGAAACGACGACCTGGCTCGCCGCCTACGCAAGTAAAATAAGGAAGTAAGTAAGATTATTTAAAGAATATAAGCGTATTATAACTACTACTACAAGTAATAATAATAATAATATATTATAATGTTTCGACTCGCATCGCTACTGCGTGTGCGGAGTTTTTCGTCCGCGGCAGCATCCATGACTACAAAATGTAAAATGACTGGCGGGGGGCGATCGATGGTCGAGTGTTCGTGCGGTCCAAGTTGTAAGATAATAGAAAAACGCGACGAAGTGTACGCGTTTATTGCGAACGCGCATTGCCGGGTTCGCGGACCATGCGTTCATACCAACGCCGCGCCCAAACCCGGCGACTGTTCGTGCGAGCGCGTATGTATTGCCGACGTGTCGGAAATGTACTGCACGATGATGCACAATATGCGAAATAAATAAATGCGGACTATAACATATCTAACGTTTAATTACCGTTACCGTTGGCACGACCCTATCTTTATTTTTATTATGGCGTCGTGTATATTTATTTGGCGGCGGCAGATTCGCCGCGGCTAATCGGCATCGTCTTGTCTCGTTTTTCGCATTTGTCTGATTTGTCTGATTTGATCCGCCCCCAGCTTTTGCTTCCACTTTGGTAACTCGTTCAAACAATAACACATAACACTCTGTTTTAAGTTTTGCACGTATAGTACCATCAACGGCCGAAACCGCACTATCGTTGTAAAATTTCTCAGGTATTCCATTCTTAAAACTTACATAGGTATAGTGGCCCCCATCTAACGTCTTACCAAAATGGCATATACAACCCAATATTCGAAACACATCATCAGTAGTCCCATCATTTACAGGAATTTCACTTTTTTCAATATTGATACTAGTTGTTATTTTGATATTTGAACCTTCAAATCTTTTAAACCTTTTAAGCTGTATAATAAGATATTTTTGTTCCGGATAAAATTTTAGCTTGTCCTGTTTCTTAACATATTTAAACTTATAAGTTTTATCAGGAGATTCAAGGGTTTTCTCATCATCGGTTCTTTCAACTACTTCGAAAATGTGCGCACACTCTGTATATGGTTTACTTTTATTGTCTGATTTGAAATATGGATATAATATTTCATCCATTATATTTGTTTTAGTTCCAATTATATCGGTTTCAGATAAGTAGCTATCATATATAGTTTTAAATGTTGTTGGGGTTTTACTATCGCCAATATTGATAGAATGAATATTTTTTTTTTCTTCATTATTTGAAATTTTGCAATATAATACCCTTTCATTATTCATTTCATTATACAAGGCATGTCGTTTTGGATTCATACTAAAGTTTTTTTCGCGACATTTGTTTATATCCCCCGTATAATCCATTGTAACCACTTGTGTTTCGATATCACTACATTTTAAATCATTATTTATTGTCTTAGTTTTATTTTCATCCACTCCATCTAATAGATATATTAGCATTTCGTGGGAATCTTCCTGCTTACCAAAACTGCGGCCTTTAAAATGTTTGTTAACTGAATCAAATAATTTATTTGCGGGTTGGATATCGTCACCCCCATTCATTTTTTCCATATATTGTTTCAAATAGAAAAATGTTGAAGTGTCGGAATATCCGGTCTTCGTATCAATTATCGCATCTTTAACCGTAGTCATTGAGAAAATAAGCTGTAGTGCAGCATTCATATAGCACGTATTCCCCTGGTTTTGTAATCCTCTAGAACTATTTGTTTCAATAGTAACGCCTCTTTTTCTCATTTCGGCCGCCAGTTGTTTTCCCTGTTCGGCGGAAGTCAGTTTCGTTTTCACTACGTTTCCCACTTCTTTCTTCTTTTTATCTGATTTTACTGTTTTTATTTTTTTAACATCCCGATTCTCATCATTTTCAGCTTCATCAACCGATTCTCTCACATCCTCGATAATGCCCTTTAAAAACTCAAGATCGTCGAATTTTGACTTTTTAGAGGTAGCAGATGCGGCAGATGCAGTGTCAATATTCGCGCGTATTTTCTTAAAATCAGTTTCTATCAACTTGAATGCGTATTTTGTTTTCAGCTCGTCGGTGTTCATCGTATTGATATTAATTTTTTTAGTAATATCGTCTATTTTTTTTGTTAAATCGTCAATTTTGGCTTGAACCTTGATCTCTTCCATGGTAGGAACTTCTAGAGCCCTTTCGGAAATTTCATTTATAGCTTTTTTCTCATCCCGTATTTTTTTAGCGTCCGCGATGGCTGCCAGCTCAGGTTTAATTTCATTTATGCGATCTTTGGCTTTAACGGCAGTTGCAAATGTTTCAAATGCACTATCTTTGGCAATCGTATGCGCGGTTTCAATGGCGGGTATAGTCTTTTTGGGCATTTTTGCAGCAGCGGCGGCGGCTGCGTCATATTCATTTTTGGCACTTTTTAATGCTTCCTCATATGCTAGGAAGGCCGTCCTATTTTTATCTGTATGATTTTTTATAAATGCATCGGTAACGTTCTTGTATTTATCAACGGCGTCATCATAATATGTCTTATCTAAATCAAGTTGTTTTTTCAGTTTTATGATGTCTGCTTTCGCTTTTTTCGCAGCAGTTAATTCAACTTGCGCATTTTTTAATCGTTCAGAATTTTGTTTTGCTGCATTATATTCCTGTATTCCCGCGTCATCGAAATAAAATATATCGTTAAATGTGGTCTGAACGCTGGCCAGTTTTTTCGCTAATTTATCATCCATGGAAGTCTGCATCGGCCCTATGCCAAATAATTTCACCGGCATAGAATAATCAACATTGGCGGCCTCCGCTAGTTTAACTAGGGTTTTTGTTGCAGCCTCATCTTCTTTTACAATAGCATCGGCTCTATTTTTATTTTTCTCAGCATTTTCTTGATTGCTATACATATAAATGGTATTGGCTTTATCTGCAGCATCTTTATGATGATTTTTAATATCGTCTATCATAGTTGTAAATTCTTTATCTTTGACGAGCTTATCGTCGTTGGCATTGATTGCGCTTGCTTTTTCGAATTCCTTGATATATGTTTCTTCCGCAGTAGTCTTAGCATTTGTGTAGACGGTGGTCGCGTCATCTATAGCTGTTGCTTTGGCTTTGGTTGCGGCCGCCATTTCAGTGTTAAAATCTGCAGTTGCAGTAGTTTTTGCCGCAGCATCATTAGCTGCAGTTATAGCCAAGGTGTAATCATCCGCCGCCGCTGCTTTGGCCGTCTCGTAAGCAGCATCCGCCAACATTTTTCGGGCAGGTGTACGACCATCTTTTCCGTGTTCGAATGTTCTAGTCGCGCGACCAATGGCAGTTTCATACGCCTTATCTGCTTTATCTGTCGCAATTCCATATGCTGCATCATTAGCCGCCTTCTTTTGCGTTGCGGCAGTTTTGGCAGACTCGTAGTTGGTTGTTGCAACGATCATGGCGTCATCACGAATTTTTGTTGCATCTGCAATAGAGGTATCACGTATTCTTGTATTATGGCTATCTATAAAAGCCATTCTAGCATTATCGTATTCGAGATTAGCGCTACTTTTTTTATTTTGTGAAAGTTCGGTCGCATTGAAAAATTCAATAGCTGCATCATTTGCACTTGAAATCATTTTCTCAATACCTTTTGCGCGAGTTAGCATTATTTTGATTATCGCAGTTTTACCCTTATCTGTGCACACTTTGCTCAACTCTGAAAGTGCGCGAACCAATTCTTGTATCTTTGTGAAAAACTTGGTAATTGGTTCCGGGCTGGTAATATCTATTTTCATAAGCGCGTCCCGCATAATGGCGATATCTTTTATAATCACCCCAATAACCTTTACCGCTGCCGCATAATTTCTAGATTCCATCGAGTCATTGTTCATCAACCCAAGCGCGAAAAAGTCGAACCTTTTATAAACAATGTTGCGCGCTTTATATTCGTTATATGCTCGATAGTCCCCACTCAGTCTGAAATACGCGGGAGGGATGTTGGCATTTAAATTAAAAATCAACTCCGCATTGTTTACATTAATGTCAAGTGGCATTTTGTCAACCTGAAAAACACCGACCGCTCTTTCTGTTTCGTCTCCACCACCGCCATCCAACCCCTTTTTTGGAACCACGTCAATATGCACTAGCGACGACGACGCGATATTCGGTCGGTGCAATTTCAGCGTGTCGCTTTCAAACAGCGTAAACAGCACTAGGAATTTACCCATTCTGGTCCGGCAAAGAATCGCTATAACATTCTCATCATCGGATCCGGAAGTTTTTACGGTGCCCGTGTACATCCGCGACATCTTGGCAAGCTGTTCCTTGGTCGAATCGGCGTTAAAAAACTCGGCCGACTTATTGGTCATCGCGCTCGCATACGCGTCCTTCATTTTTTGCAAATAGTTGGAATCTTCGACAACCGGGACAGAAGCGGGGGCTTGATCCTTTTGCAATACTTGCTTGCGCGCAGCATTTACGATTTCATCGAACATGCGCTCTATTTCGCGCTTATCGCTTGCACACTGAGCTTTGTCCGGCAGTCCAAACATGGAGCTCGATTTTACGCGATCCGCGCCAATATCGTATTCGCTCATTTTCTTGACTAATAGTGTAAACTGTGGATTGTCTTTACCGTTTTCTAATAAACTTGGAATAAGCGACATGTCGGTAATTGTTACAATATACGTATCAATCTCCATTGCTTTTATAGCCGACTCCGTTTCTTTTAGTTTCTGCGTATATGTGCGACGGGTGTCGGCGGCATACCTATCCCGACTGTCGCTGCTGTTGACAATATCGGCATATCGCTCCCGGTTCTTGATTAACATTTTCAAATTGGTACTTACTTCTCCGTATTTGTATTCGGTTCGTTTCTGTATTGACACTCCAATCTGTTTTTCTTTTCTAGCCATGTTAAATTTAATTTTTCGTTTGTCATTGTCTGACTGCGCGCTTTCAAGTGCGGCTCTCTCCGTTTCAATTTCGGCCTGGATAGTAGTCTCTTTTAGTTTGAGCCTTTCTATTTCGGCATCCCCTTCTTTAAAAATTTTTCCGTCAGCCACACCCGGCATTGCGAACGATTCGACATAATACTCTTGGTTGAATTGCTTACTGCCTATACCCGACACCAAACCCGACCCCAGGCCCGATATCGTGTTCACATTGACCAGTATACGATTTTTAACGAACAATTCTTTTAAAATAAACTTGATATTTCGATTGATCATAGTATTTGAATCTTCGTGAATAAACTTTTTATTTTCGGTACCATTTTCTTCATACATTATGGAATTTGCATATTTAATATATCCCATGTATTTGACAGTGTTGGTAAAAAGTACGGTGGCTGGAATTCTATATCGTTTGTAAAATTTGGGGAATACCTCATCTACCAGGTGCGTTGTTGGAAGATAAACCATTCGTCTGTTTACGTTGTTGCTGCTAGTGCGAAGTCCTTCTCCGTATTCGTACTCGCGCCCATAATACAGTCCGCTTCTGCTACTACCAATGCCGCTGTTGCTGAGACCGTTGTTTCTAATCATGGATGGCAAAAAATCAATGTTAAATTTATTGGAATAAGACGTATGCGCATTAATAGTTATTTCAAGCCGCGTTTTCAATTCTTCGGACGTCATTCGTTCTGCTTACTTACTCTTCGACTTACACGTGCACTTATAACCTATAATTATTATATTATTATTATTATTATATTATTATATAATTATATAACTAAACTTATAAATACGTACGAACATTAACGTTATGCATAAAAATGACAACAACATCGACGCCGACGCCGATAAGTATTCAACCATTTTTATTCGCCGATTGCAAAAAATACAACCGGACCCCTCCTCGCACAAAACAAACAAGACATTGGTATCGGTATATCGCAACTGGTACAGGCAATTATGCCAAGCAGACGCGTTTATGCACTCAAGTGCGCGACCTGAACTTCTCTCGGCGATGATCCCGACCATCACACCCACCAATGGCGACAGGTCAGCGTTGCCGCGTCCGACAATGATCGAAAATGAAAGCGCCCCATTCATGGCGAAAGAAATAACCGACTACATTCAAAAAACAAATGTGACGCACTGTTTGAAATACGCGGCTAAAAACATTCGCGGACGAACCGTGCACGTCAACATCATGCATTGCGCCAACAACCGCACCGGCACCGGCACCGGCAGCACAAACACCGGTTCCAACGACGATAAACAAGGCGTCCCGTTACGCGACCTCGTCCGGTATAAGTCCTACGTATACAAAATATGCGCGTGGTTCTATTTCATTCAACCCTACGTCGCCCAAGACCGCACCTGTTCCAAAACAATCGATTTGTATTTCTACTTCACGCCGTTTAAAAAACGGCTTCCGCCGTCTGCGGGACACGTGCTCGGACCCACAAATGCAAATACGGGATTCACGTATTCGTGCAATTCAAACCCGATGTCGGGCGGGAAAACGAACACCGAGATCATAATTTTCAGGCACGAAGAATGGTTCAAGGTGCTTCTGCACGAAACGCTGCACAATTTGGATCTGGATTTCGGACACGCCGCAACCTCCCTGCGCGACATATTTCCCGGAATACGGCACAGCATCCTGCTGTCAGAAGCGTACGTCGAAACGTGGGCGCGGCTGCTAAATCTGGCGTTCTATGTTTTTTATGACGTATACGGAGGCAACGGTACCGCGTCCAAGTACAACGTCGCCATACGTCGGTGTCTGTACTCTGAGAGAACATTCTCTCTTTTTCAGGCCAACAAAACCTTGAAATATATGGGATTGTCTATTTCCCACGTGTTGGATACCGGTGGTGACACCGCATCCGTGGTTGCGAAAAAGTATCGCGAAAATACCAACATTTTCGCGTACTACGTCCTTGCCGGAATGTTGGTATTCTCGGCGGACGAATTTGTCGACTGGTGCGCCGAGACGAACGAGTTCAGTCTAATTCAAGCATCCGCTGCAGCGGGAGAGAAGTTCAAAACATTAGTAAGAACCGTTTCGGAAAGCGAGAGAACGCGTACGGCCACTACAACCTTGTTGCCATCCATAATGGAGGGTATCGAGGACGAAGCCGGTGACAGCCACAATACGATGCGGATGACACTATGGCATTAATTTTATCAGCTTATCATCGCTATTTTATTTAAATTTAAAAAATTGATGGACTTTTGGTAAATGATAAGGTACAATTGCAATACGGCCGACCAACCGACCGACCAACCAACCAACCGACCGACCGACCATGGGCGTGAGATATCTTAATAATTTAATCGGCGACAGGTGCAAGCCGGCACTTGTGACTCGCCATCTATCCGCGTACGCAAACACAATAATTGTCGTTGATACCAGCATATACTTGTACAAATATTTGGGAGAGAATGCGTTAATGGAGCGAATGTATTCAATGATGGCGCAATTTAAAATGCACAACATAGTGCCGATTTTCGTGTTTGACGGTAACGCCCCCCAAGAAAAACGGTACACGCTGCAAGACCGCGATTCAAGCCGCAAATGCGCTAGAATGAAATTGCTTCGCGCGACAGAAAATATTACGGACGCGCGCAATAAACTACATCAGAAGCCATCCGAGTCGCGGCGGTTGTCCGAACCGGACCGGTACGAGAACGAGGATCCAAAAGTTGATTTGGACGCCGTTTCCGAACCCCAGGCCTGCGAGATCAGCTCGATTATCGATATGGATGCCGCGTTGTACGAGCTGCGAAAGCAGTGCGTTCGGGTGCGCGGGTCCGAGCTATCCGATGTAAAGCGGCTTATGCGCGCGTTTGATATGCGGTACATCGAAGCCGATGGAGAGTCGGACAATATGTGCGCGCAGATTGTGAAACTGGGGATTGCGCACGCTTGCATGAGCGACGATATGGATATGTTGCTATACAATTGCCCGAAAGTGCTGCGTAATTTCAACATTGACCGAGAGACGGTGATAGAATATGACTTGCGCCAAATCCTTGCAGTGCTTGACGTGTCGATTTGTGAATTCAGAGAGATTTGCATCCTTTCCGGAACCGACTATAATCCGCACAATTTCGCCCCCAGTATACAGCATCGAATCTACTTGAACAGCATATTTGAAAACTATTACCGGTTTCGAAGGGTGGTCGTGGGGCGCGGTCAAGAGCCCGGTGCATTTTACGAGTGGATGAAACACACAAACTGGCTGTTTCGGTCCATTGACGTGGACGCACTGCAACGCGTGTATGAAATCTTTTCCGTCGAACTCACGAACGCTCAGCTTGAAAATATAAGCAACGTGATGCAGCGAAGCGTGATGCCGGTAATTCATTTGGACTCATCGCAAGAACGCTCATCGCAAGAACGCGATCGCGAGAATGAGGAGCGCGCAATAAACACGACAACCCGGTTTGAAATTCCACCGCGCGTGAAAAGAATTATGGCGCAATACAATTTTATATATTTAGAGAACTGTTAAAGAAATATTAGAGAATTGTTGAAAGAGCGCCGTATAATTCAAGCCCTATGCTTTCGGGGTACACGACGTGAAACGCGATACGCAATGATCCAATCTGAGGCCCGGTTCCAGTTCCGTCGTTTCGCTCGAACCCAAGCCCCTTTATTATTTTTATTGCCTCGGGTTGAATTACGGTTCCGGGGTTCTTATTCACAATTTGAAACGTTTTCCCGTTAAGATGCGTAAATTCAAATTGAACCCCGCATAACGATTCCTTCAGCGTGATCGTCTTGTGAAGTATGATATCGTTATTTGTACTGTCGCGCTCGAATACGGGATGCGGTTCAACGCTGAACGTGATTTGCAAACTTCCGCATCTGCCGTGCGCGTTTACGTTTCCAATATTTGGAACAACGAGCTTTTCTTTGTGGTGGACCCCGCGCGGAATTGCGATTGTTATCGATTCCCGCTTGATTGAACTAATGGTCGGCGTTTCGTAGATAACTCGATCGTATTCTACTTGCACGCCTTCGCCGAAATACACTTGCTCCAACGTCGCAGCAATCGTTAGCGTAATAAGTTCCGGTTCAATTGGTTCTGAGTCTTGACGTCGGTGCTGCTCGTCTTGGCTTTGGTGCGGCTGTTGGTGCGGCTGTTGGTGTTGCTGTTGCTGTTGGTGTGGCTGTTGGTGTTGCTGGTGAACGAACTGCATATTTTGCATATGGGCCATCATTGGATGAACCCCGTTAGCGCCGCACCCACCGTGTATGATATGAATTTCACCCGGTATCATCCCCATCCTCATTCCCATCCCCATCCCCATTCCCATTTCGCTTAAATTTTGCAGTATATGTCCAATTCCGCCACCACCACCACCACCACCACCACCACCACCACCACCACCACCACCACCACCACCGCCACCACCGCCGACATTTCCGAGCCCGCCAAACAGCATGTTAAAGAGGTCGTGCGGGTTCGGCATTCTCGCGTGCATTTGGCGGGAACCTTTGCCGCTGCCACCATATTTAAGCTCGTTGTCGTAATCGCTGCGAGTTTCCGCGTCGGATAATACGGAATACGCTTCCGCTATTTTTTGAAACAGGGTGGTTGAATCGGGCGATGATGCGTTTTTATCGGGATGATGCGTGAACGATAGTTTACGATACGCCCGTTTTATATCGTCGGGACTAGCCGATGGCGATACGCCAAGCACTTCATAGTATGTTGCCATTGAATCGCGTGACCAATATAAATAAAATAATTGTAAAAATGCTTAAATAACTGATATTAAATTAAATATGTAGTATTTATTTCATTTTTAAACTTAATACACTAAAAGCCGCGAATGCAAAATTACAATAATATGCAGCACTCATTTGTCGTTAAGTACCAACCCTCAAAAATTATTGATTTTCAACAATTGAGCCCCAAGTTGAAAGTTGCTCTAACGTCGTTGATCGAAGTGGACAGTTTGAACATATTGATAACGGGTGCTCCCGGGGTTGGTAAAACGTCGCTGATAAACGCCATTATTCGCGAATATTACGGCGACCAATTCAATGCTGAAAATATTTTAATTTTAAATTCGCTCAAAGACCAGGGCATACAATACTACCGCAATGATTTAAAAGTGTTTAGTCAGACAGCCAGCGTGGTAAAAAACAAAAAAAAAATAATACTATTGGACGATATTGATTTAATCAACGATCAGAGCCAACAAGTATTTCGTAATTGCATTGACAAGTACAGCAACAACGTGCACTTTATAATGTCGTGCACCAACCTGCAAAAAGTAATTGATAGCTTGCAGTCGCGAAATGTCATATTGAGCGTACCCGCGCCGACAACGGGCACGTTGCGCAGCATTGCAGAACACATTATACGAAGCGAGCCAACGTTGACGGTCGATGGCGACGCGCTTGAACACATACTTACCCTGTCCAATAATTCGATACGCTTGCTGGTAAACTACATTGAAAAAATACACATATTGAACGTTCCAATAACGCTTGACGTATCGAAAACGATATACACAAATATTTGTGTAACCGACTTTGAATACCTTACAACGTGCATAACGCTTGGAAAATTGTCGGATGCAATAAAAACCATTTATGAGATGCACGATCACGGGTATTCGGTGATTGATATTTTTGAAAATTATTTCGCGTTTATAAAGACGACGGGGGTGTTTAACGAAACGCAAAAGTATAAAATAATAACCATTTTGTGCAAATATATTACAGTATTTCATAACGTGCACGAAGATGAAATTGAGCTCGGTTTATTCGTAAATAACGCAGTGAGTGCGTTGGCCGCCACCGAAGACTGAGTTTAATTTAATTTAATTAAATTTAATTAAATTATTAAATACATAAATCGATATAAAAGAAAATAAATAAGTACACTATTATTATTATAGGTGTTTTAATATCCATTTATCCGTTCAGAATTCCCGAATGGCGTCGAGTAGTGGAACAGCGAATACTCACGCTCTCTCCGATAAGTGGACCTTATGGGCACATTTACCGCACGATACCGATTGGAGCCTAAAGAGCTATACTAAAATTTTCGAGTTTGAAACGGTTGAAGACGCTATTGCGATTACCGACATGCTTCCGCCAAAACTCATTATGAATTGTATGCTGTTTTTGATGCGGAGTGGAATTACACCTATATGGGAAGACGTGCGAAATCGGAATGGTGGGTGCTTTTCGTATAAAGTACCCAACGCCGACGTTTCGTTTTCCTGGAAGCAGCTGTCGTATTCGATTGTTGGGGAAACGATTTCAAACACGCAGTCGCTGCTTCCGCACGTGAACGGAATCACGATATCGCCCAAAAAGAATTTTTGCATTGTTAAAATTTGGCTCGCAAATTGCGACTATCAAAATGCGTCGGTGATTCGCGACCTTACCGGAATAACTTCGCACGGGTGCTTGTTCAAGCGCCACACGCCCGAATACTAGGGGGCGACGAGCGCCCCCTAAAACCCCATTACACCGGGGGAACCATAGGTTCCCCCGCACCCCCTCCTCTGCTAGGGTCTGCTAGGGTCTGCTAAGAGGGGTCTTAGGGAGACGTATGTCCCCCTACCCTACTATGTGCAATTTGCTTCCAGCCTCTTTGAAAATGTGGCCATTGTATTGAACCCCCTTCGCCAACGCCTTTGCCAATGTTTTGTCGCTCATTAAAAGCGTTTTTATGCAATCATATTTGCACTCGAATTCTCTCACAATTTCATTTTGCAAATTGCATTGATAAATCCCGTTTCTATACAACAATGGTTTTTGATGCACACGTTCAAATTCCCTTTTTAACGTTTCGTCGCATTGTTCGTACACCTTGTAATACGCCCCTTTTGTCAAAGTGAAATTTTTCACCGGATTATCCAGCGCGGATACAGAATCATACCCGTTTAAATGCGCGGCAGTTTTTCGGTCAATGTACACACTGCAAATTTTCGTTTTGGATTCATTTAATTTCGCAATATAACCTAAATTTTGCTGTTTTGTCTTTTTGGTCGGTGGGACATTGTGGATCACATTTGCATCCAACTCTCTATCCACAAATGCCCATCTGTACGCCTGATACACCGTGTTTTCAATAACCGCTTTATTCAAACTCGGACGCTTGATGTTGTGATTTTCCTTCATTGCTTCGGATGCGCTCTCGTACACCCGAACGATTTGCATTGTGTCCGGGTTTATTTTTTGAAGTCTTGGACCCACCGTGGCAAGTGGTGTATTGAATCCCGTTGTGGTCCTGATTTGCATTGAGCTTATTTTTTCGCATAATTCCTTGTTTATTTTTTCAAATCTCGCCATTTGAAACGATAATTGTTGTACGGTCTTGACCAGTTCTTGAACCAGCCCATTTTGATTGTTTTTTTCATTCATTTCAAGCAATAATTTCAATTTTTCATTTTCAAGTTCCATTTTTGCAACATCGTCGTTGGTAAAATACTTTGCATTTGTCAGCATGAGTTGATTCAGCTGCTCATAAGCTAAATTTCGCCCAATCACGAACAACTCATTTTCGTTTTCGTGGTGTTGCAAATCGGTTATTTTGTTTAATCTTACAAGGTCGTGATGATGAATGAAGCTCTCAAAGTCTTTGCTTCGGGCAACCGCAAAGCAATCCAGGAGCGTGCATTCCTCGTATTTTTTCTTGTGTTCCGCGTATCGTGCAGTGATTCCTTTGCGACTTTCACCAATTTTCACGATGTATTTTCCATCATCCAGCGTCTTCACCCGAACAACATATACGATTGCCCCAATGGGTGCATATTCTTTCAATAATATTTTTTCACGTTCCATTATTTTTTGTGCGTCCAATTCCTGCTGGTGCTTGTCTTCCATTTGCTGCATTTCATTTTTTAAATCATACATACCATGCAAACGAATTTCTTTTATTACTTCGCACACCCAATTTTGGAATTTTTGCGCAATCGGTTTTCTTGATCGAAACAACACTTTATATAATCCTTTCTCTGTTAAAAATGTCACTTCTTGCAAACCTCCAAGGGTGTGCATAGTATGCACTACCTTTTCAGAATCATCAAATTCTCTTATTACTGAACGAATTGTGGTTATGTCTAACACAACCCCAATGTCGCTTGCACGAAATAATGGCTCATTGATTGTGCCTTTTATTACGATTTCAGTGTGCAAATCATTCGCATTAAATGCCTTAACAATATCCATGATTTAAATTGGATAAATTGGATAGAACTTGAGGATGTTATACGTATACTAACACCGTTTGTTTAAATTGTTTAGTAACACTATAATTATTGGCGATGGTGTCAATACTATTGACACCACCATTATCAGTAAAAAAATAAAAATTCAAAAATTCTTGCAACCATCCAAGGGTGGGCGTTTTATGAACAACCTTTTCTGAATGAATGTTGTCAATAACATTGACACCCCACCCACACTTTGATATTTTCAGTGATATTTTCGTGATGTAAGTAGTACGTACATCACCTTTAGAATTAAGATCAGGTTTCATATTAATGAATTTAATATGAAAAATATGAGAGCATAAATGCGTTTAATTGGAGTAAGCAAGACCACCCATTCCGCTCATAATACGCAGAACGTTGTAGTTGGTGGCAAAAACGCGAACCTTGGCAGTGCTGGTACCCTCAACGGTGGCATTGGACAGAACCAGCTGAAGGGTGGCATTGTCAATACGAGAGAAGTTGCAGCTGCCGCTTGGTTGATGCTCTTCGGGCCTAAGGGCAAAAGAGTACAAGTTGATACCGGTATCGGGGTTGCGGCTGTGGTGCTGCCAAGGCTGAACGAGGTCGAAGTAGGTGCCTTCGCGCTCAGAGAAGCGGTCCTGGCCGTTGAGCTGCAGCTTGGCAGTGACAACGGGGTTCTCGCCCCAGCAGTGCATGTCGAGGGCGGTCTCGGCGAGCACGAAGGTGCCGGCGTCAGACAGAGCGGACTCCTGGCCGGTGGCGACACCGAGGTTGCCGGCGTAGCCGGTGGCGTTGGCAGCGGTGGTCCAGAAACTGGTGGAGGTGGCGGCGGCGGTATCGTAAGCGCCAGCCTGGGAAAACAGGCCGCTGACATCGATGACGCCGTTGGCTCCGCTGACGGAGTGAGGGCCGCCGAACGCGTGAATGGCGTTGGGCAGGGCATCGACGGCGTCGGTGTAGTTGAAGGGCTGGGCGCCGAGCAGCTTGAAGAGAAGGCTGCTGGCATCCAGGGACGAGCAGTAGTCGACGTTGGCATCGCGCTGAACGACCCAAATGAGCTCCTTGACGGGGTGGTTGAAGTTGAGCTTGATCTTGTTGGAAGAAGAGCCGACGGATTCATCACCGGTGAACTGGAGCTGCTCGATGAGGTACTCGTGGGGGTTCTGGGCCATACGTCTGCGCTCATCGGTGTCGAGGAACACGTAGTCGACGTAGAGGGAGGCGGCAACGAGGGACTGGTTGTAAGCGCTGTTCACCTTCTGGGAGTTGGAAGTGGCAACCAGAGAACCGACCGCCCAGAGGCACTCGTCGATGGGGCGAATGTCGAGGTTGATCTTGACCTCGTGGTACTGCAAGGCGATCAAGGGAAGGGCAAGACCGGGGTTGCGGCAGAACCAGAACTGGAAGGGGATATAAAGGGTGGTCTCGGGCAGGGCGTTGCGGGGGGCGCAAACCTGACGAGGGGCGGTGGAGTCGCAAGGGCCGTCAACGTCGGCGAAAGAGGGGTCGGTGATGTAAGTGAGCTGGGTGGTGTTGCCGATCATCTTGTAGTATCCGCGCTGCTGCTCGCTAGACTGGGTGAGCTGGTTCCAGATGTGCATCCAGTCGCCGTACTGGCGGTCAATGCGCTGGCCACCGATCTCAACCTCAACCTGAGAAATGAGCTGCTCGCCGGGGAAGTCGAGCCAACGGGCGTAGACGTCGCCGGCAGAGCCCTTAAGGTTCTGTCCGATTTCGGGCAGGGTGACCTGAAGGTAGGTGCGGTATGCCAAGTCACCGTTGCGGCTGATGGTGCAGGTAACACGCCTGCCAAAATCGGCCTGGCCGTTAAAAGTCTGTTCGATAGACTCCATGGCGAAATTGGTGTGTCTCTTGTATGACACCTTCCAGAAGGTAATCTGAGGATTACCGGTAAGATAAACGTCTTGAGCGCCATAGGCGACAAGTTGCATTAAGCCTCCTCCCATTTTAGTAGATTATAGTTTATAGTATGCCTAAAGAAAAAAAAAATAGAAAATTGCGCAATTAATTCTATTTTATTTTGATTTTATTTTGATTTTGATTTATTTTGATTTATTTTGATTTATTTTATTTTAAAAACTTGTTTGATTGGGGATGGTTAAAAGTCGGGGTTTGCCGTAAATGCGCCTGCTGCAGAAGGGTCTTCTCCGCCGGCGCCACCAATAATGCTATTTTTGCTCATATCGAAATGTCTAAATTGGGACAATGTATAAAACCCGACCACGGATGCCAAATACACAATAGCTGTTTCCCTGATAAGCGCTTTAAGTGGCAAAGTTTCACCGCTTACGAACCGCATTTCGAGAAACTTTACAATAAAAAATATAATTGCGATAGCACCTCCCTCGAGCAACATTTAGTTGTGATAATAAAGTAAATAATAATACTAATACACTATCCCATCAAAAAACATGGTTCGGGTTTTACGCAATTACGACAATGTTACATTCCAAATTGACTAAAGTCTGCAAGAACGGGTCGGGGGACCGACATTGATCCATTCTGCCCGATTGAATAATTGGGTACCTTTTTACAGTCGAATGAGGGTTCGGGGCAACGGGCGCACGCGGGACATGGCGGACATTTTGAAGCATTGCCACCGATTCCACTGTCACCGTTTACCGAAAACGCCGAACCGAGACCGTTGCTTAACCCGCTGCTCGAATCTTCTGATTTGCCACCGCCACCGCCACCGCCACTGCCACTGCCACTGCCACTGCCACTACTCGGGCACGCCGGACAAGCCTTTGGCGGAACAACCTGCGATTTCAGGACATATAAATGCTCCTGTCCTGGCGGAATCTGATTTTTTGAAATACCTAAACCGGTTTCGGAGGTTTGAGAATTCGCTAAACCCTCGATTCTTCTTACCGAAAACGGAGATATGAAGGGTTCCAAACTGTCGCCACTTCCTGCCGGTAAAATGGAATCGAACAACGTACCAAAACCGTCGATAACGGCTTCCTGCGTCGTTGCGTCGCCGGTAGAATCGCCAGTAGCGCCGCCGACACCGCCGTACGATGTATCATCTGTAATAATTGTATTCAGTGGCCCTCCCGTATGCTTGTTTGCATCCGCAGCTTCGTCATTATTCTCAATGCCCTCCTTATCGGCAACGTACTTTCCTAAAAACGACGCCAGTAGCAAGGATAATAATAACAATCCAAACAGGTGCACGTGTTTTAAAATCATTCTATATTCTCTCTTATTAATCTTATTAACTATATTATATTTTTATTTTATAAATAATATATAATAATAGATATTTGCGTGATGATAAAAAATTGATTATTCAAGCCGTATACACTAAAGCAAAGCAAAGCAAAGCAAAGCAAAGCAAAGCAGAATGTCGATCGATGATGCGCGCACCCCGGATATATGCATTCCGTATGCTAAAATAACTATTGGGTACGGTGAGGCCGGCCGCCCGCTAACCGCGCAGTTCATCCAAGACGCCTTCAGTCGCTACGGCGAAATCGACGAAGTTACAATGAAGTTGCAGTCGCGCAGGTTCGACACGAGTTGTGTAGAGCAGTACTATCACGTGCGTATTAGTTTCAAGCGGTGGCGAATTGAAAATGGAGAGGCGCGATACGTGCGATCGGTTATGCTATCTCCGAACCCAATGGCAAACATTAAGTTGGTGTACGACGGTCCGAATTATTGGAAATTTTATTCGACGTGCGGAAAACACGGTCAGAATGATCCAGCGACTTGAACGGCGGGAGTTATTCCTTAACCCCGGGTTCGGGCTTAACGAGCTCTCCGATGATTGACACGTGTTTATCATTCAACTCGAACCGCTGGCCAATTACTTTCACGCGAATTACATTGCCCACCTCGATTGATTCGAAATATTCATCCTTGAAATGATGGTCGCGGGCAACGTAGACTACAACAGGCGTAACGTTGGAATCAATCATCGCCCGGATGCCTGCGCGAGTCACGTTTTTGGCAATGCACGTAATCATAGACCCTTCCGACGGCGAACAAACGTCGCATTCAAATACGACGTCGAATCGAACGTTTGCACCGGATACGGTGCCACTTGAGTACGACGTTATCTTGCACGTGTTTGGGTGAACAAAACCTTCAATCGTGCACTTATTTTCAACCTGCTCCCGAATGTGTTGCAATAATATTTCCTTGATTTCGGCTTTTCCGATGAGTGACACGAAGTTCAATGTTATTCGTCGTGTTAACAAGCATCTCGCGTAGAGCGGTATTATAAAACGGTTGTCACCTGATAACGCCATTGAAGTTGTTGGGGTCGTTGGGGTCGTTGGGTTGTTGGTATTGTTGGTATATATTTAATATAATATAATCAATTTTAATATTATTGTATTTTATTTATTCCTATTGTTTTATTTTGTTGAAGAGCTGCATCTCGCACGGTCTTAACATCCATCTCATACCGTCTATTGGGGAAATAGCGTCGTAATAGCGCAATAACAGCTCGGTTAGGACGCACAGCGACCATTTTTTATCCGAATATTGACTTATATACGCATCCAATTCAGATTCGGTTTTTAATTTTAGATGCAGTTGCAGCAATGATCGAAGCCGCGGAATAATAAACTTCGATTTGTTTGAATCATTTTCGCATATACGCCCCGTGTTCAGTATCTTTCCCGACGACAACTCAATGCTCATTGTTTTAAACGAGTAATTCGCCTCGTCCCGTTTTCGCTCATAAAACCCCATGTGATGCTGCCGGTACTGCTCCAGCTGCTGCTGCTGCATGTGGGCGTACGCATTTAATGTGCCGTCTCTGAGATTTTCAATATATGCATAAATTGCGCCGGTCATTCGATCTTTATCCGACCGTGTTGCGGTGTGCCATTCATTTGAGTCCGATGCCGATGTAACTGCAAATATAAATAAGTCGTCGCTGGGTACCGGCGGTGCTGCTTTTGCCATTTTTGCCCTACCAGCCGCGCCTTTGTCGCCGTCGTCGCCGTCGTCGCCGTCGTCGCCTTCTTCGTCACCAGAATGACGGTTGCTGCTGAGATACGCCATAAATCTGGCATTGGTCCAAGCGTCGATGCTAGCGTGACTTAATATAACTGCGTACGCGTTTCCATTTTGGATCAGCCGTCGCTCGTCCGCGTAGTATTTGTGTATCCTATTTTCAAATTCGGCGTTGACGGCGGCAGCAACCGGTTTACGCGCACGCGGAATGTGGGGTTTAATGCCGTTTATGAGTACGAGCGCGTCATCAAACGCAACTACATCCAAGTAATGCGCCAGTATGGCGTCCTTTATTACGTCCGCATCAAACCCCATACGTTGCAGAATCTGGTAATTTCCTTCCGAGTATCGTTTAAAATCATTTATTTCGACGGGGTTATCCGATGCATCCGACCCTTCTAACGCCTCTAACCGGTTTTTAATTTCTCGTCTTTTAATTTCATTATGATACAATGCGGTATTGTACAGTTTAAAAATGTCCCTCAAGACGGTTGCGTAAGCCGACAACTCTGCCGAAACCGCAGAAACTTTAGAAACCTCAGAAACGGTGGAAACGGGGTGCGATTTATCTAACCCTTTGACGTTGACCGGCGCAGCAGCAGCAGCAGCAGCAGCAGCAGCAGCAGCATCGATGGCGTCGCCCGGAAGTAATACGCGCTGGACGGGTGGCAGCGGCGACAATTCGGGAACAACTTTATTGATCGGATCGGTCTTGTTCTGCACGTATTCGACGTAGTCCACATTATCATCAAGCGGCATTGCGCGTTCGCGAATCCCGACGTTCGGGTCGGCAATCGTCGATGGCTGAAATAAAAAATAATCATCAATGTGGATCAAATGCCCGGGTCGCCCGTAGAAATCGGTGATAACCTCGTGCGGGTTGTCGAGCAAGTCGTCCAATGCCACGTAAATTTGCGACTCCGGGTACGTGACGACGATATTAATGTGTTTAAATAATTCGTCCGTGGTATAAAAAAACCGCTCCCTAAACAGTTCGCGTATGCGCTGAATTATTCTCTCACTGTTCATCATTAAAAATGAAATGTCGTACGTGTCGGTATTTACGTCCGCGTCGGTAAGGGCACGCATATCAATGGCGGTTGGGCCGCACTCCAATTTGCAGTCGTCCTGGTAATCACACAAGTCGGACCGCACCTTGGGTGCCACGTCGTGAGTTACGCGTGCCCCGTTCGAGAGAACCTGAACAATCTTTTGATTTTTTAGTTTCATGTGGTTGTAGTTTGAATTCAGATTGCAGTCCACTGCGTATTTTTTTAAAATGCGGGACACGCTGCCAATTTTTACGGCCTTATCTTCCGCGTAACGATACAGGCACAAATCGATCGCTTCGACGGTCGGGGTTGTCGACAACAAAGTTCCGTGCATAAATATGCTCACATTGCGATTCTCGAATTCCAGAAGGCGGTGCGAGCACGTTCGAACCGCCCGACCGATAATTTGTTCCAGTAAATTCATATTGTACCACGGATCCAGTATGTGCACTTGTCGTATATTTTTAAAATCCAGCCCCTCGGACCCCGCTTTAGTTATGATAATGACCTTTACGATGGATCCGTCGCGGTTGTTCTTATCGGTCGCGGCAATAATGTCGGTTTTGGTATCGGGCGAAAGTCGCGGGTCTCCGGACACAATAATATAATTTTTACCCGAACCACCCGCACCGGGTCCGGGTTTCAACAACCTGCCCCATTTGGACTGGTTGTAGCGACCGTATCCCATTTCTTCGAGCGCCAGCGCCAGAGGAATCGCGCCGCCCTTGATGTATTCCGAATACACCAGCACTATGCCGGTGCGAGACGCGGCTATATGACCGCAAATATTGGCTATTTTGTGACTGTACGTGCCAATATGCTCGGGTTTAAAAAAAGGAATGGTACAAACGTCCGTATTATATGCGAACGAAATCGTTTTTGTTTTAGCGTTCATTGTTTCCGTCATAACGCTGTCAAACCCGGTTTCGCCGACGAACACGATGCCGGGATCCGCTGCAATGCGGGCGACTTCGTCGCTCCCGCTGCCGCCGCCGCTACCGCCGCCGCCCGACGGAAACACCATCGTGAGCGCCTGCAACGGTCGGCGAGACCGAAGGCCAAATTTTGCTGGCAAGTCCTCTCCGGCAGCGAGGTCCGGAGCCAAAGGTACTGCCTCGGACGACGATGACGACGACGCTGCCGGTGGCTGCAGGACTTGTTTCATTCGATCAATGCAGAGCTGATACAGTCGTTCTTGAAATTCACCGATCGGATTGGCGTAGACATCAATAAACTCTAACTTCTGCAAACGTATATCCGCGCCATCGTACTGCGTCGTCGGATACGTTAGTTTTGGCGGTGGTTGGTCGGGTTGGTCGGGTGGTTGGTCGGGATCGGATTGAGAGAAAAACGAATTGGTTGGCGAATGAACCGCGGGATAGAACCGGTACGGAAACGTGAACGGGTTCTCTCCGCGAACGTGCGATATGTATCCGTACGACTTGCATTTAAGAATCTCTTTCCCAACGGAATATGCAGACCGCGACTTGTCCGCATCCGTGAGTGTCAATATTTCGTCGTCTTTATCAAACACGTCGCTCTCTTTAATCGTGGACCGATTGTCGTTCACGTTCATCAAGTTTAGCAACCACACCACTTCTCTCGGGCTGTTGAACATGGGCGTTCCCGATAGCAGGAGAAGCCGCAAATTCTGCGCGTGTTTTGCAACAAGCATTAAAAGTGACGCCGTTTTTTTTGTGCCCTCGTTTTTATTATCGTTCGTCATTCGAAGGTTGTGCACCTCGTCGATAATGAGCAGCGTATTATTGAACCGGGTCCGAATGCGCTGGATTTGTTTTGCTTCCGAAACGGCGGGCGCGGGCGCGGGCGCCATATTGCCCACCGAGTCAATATTTTTAATTCCGGTAATTGCTTTGGTTATAAGCCGCCCGAGCTGAATGTATCCAATGAACTTGTATGCCGCGCCGATGATGGCGTTCACGTGCGAAATAACGGCCTCCCGCGTCATACCCTGCATGTTGGTGGGGTTAATCTCTCTCAAATACTTATTTCCGGTGCAGGCGCGCAAATTCCACACCCCATTGGGTCCGGTTTGTTCCAGTTTTCGTTCGTCGAACAGCTGCAACCTAAAATTATCCTGCACGTTCGGCGACGCCACAACGATAATCCGCTTCGTTAAGCCCATTTGCGTCAAATAGTCGCGCATTTCTTCCGCGACGGTTATTGCGGAGCACGTTTTGCCCGTTCCAAGCCCGTGATATAGCAGCAGACTGTTGTACGGCGTCATAGCGGACATGAAGTTTCTGATGAACAGTTGGTGCGGTGCAAGCTCGAAATCGTTGGCGTCGCACATTTTTTTGGCGTATTCTTCGATGGGTTCTTCGTCGTCGTCTAAATTTTTATAGCGCGCGTCGTAAAACTCTTTTTTCTTGGTTATTAGTTCGTTGAAATTTGGATCACCGACTACCGGATAAAGTCCCGTTTGAGATTGCGCTACCGGATTCTCACAGGTCCCCGCCGAGCCGTGACCGGATACAGGTTCGCCCATATCCGCATTAATAATTACACCGACACCTATATTATCGCCATTTTCGGAAAGGTCTTCGGGTTCTTCTGGATTTTCGGGATCTTCGGGGTTTTCGGGATCTTCGGGGTTTTCGGGATCTTCGCGTTTGATACTCCGCTCGCTGTCTGGTTGTTGCTCCCGTTGCTCCCGTTGCTCCCGTTGCTCCCGTTGCTCCTGTTGCCGCACCTCGCCTACTTCCGGCACCACAATGCGGGACTCGGGCGAATTTATCGATTGTTCAGCGGCTTCGGTATTTTTTCGGCGACGGGTTTTAGATTTTGGGCGTGGTTCGCCCGTATCGGTGGCCGCCACAGCATTTACCATTTTTCGACGCGTGCCCTTATCACTTCGTTCCTTTCTTGGTTTTTTGCTCGGATGTAAAGCAATTTCAACGTTTGGCTCGTCCGCGGATTGCATTGCAAACAAGTGAAATCAAATATCAAAAACGCTAATATAAATAATATAAATATTGTTAATATTTTAATTATTAAATTTAATTGTAAATTTGGTGGGTTGTTATAAGATTATGAATATTGTGGAGTAACTTTATTTTTTCGGTATTATAGGGTCTAATTTTTCGCACGCATTCGTCCAACGTCATCCATTTTATTTTGCTTACTTCGCATCGGTCGAAATCCTTGGTCGGCGTCATTCCGCTGTCAACGAGCGCCAAAAAATATTTATGTTTGTAGCATTTTAGATTTGACCCCATAAAAATTTCCTCGTACGGTGCGACATTTTGTATGACGTTGGATTGATCAAACGCGTACCCGGTTTCTTCTAAACTTTCGCGAAGCGCGCACACAATGTCGCGCTCTTGGTTGTTTCGCCGCCCCTTCGGAAACCCCCACTCCGAATGCGTCCACCGCGTTGTAGATTTATTCACAATGTCCAATAGGCAGTACTGCCCGGTGCGGGATTTAACCCCGTTTTTCAAGTGTTGAAATTTATCTCGAGAATGAGACTCCTCGCCGCAGTGCTGGTGATGGCCCGCATTAGTTGGAGACAGTCCCCACAAGTCGGACCAAAGCTGCTTAAAATCGTGTGTTAGAATCCGATGTTTTTCATCGACTGTCATTTCGTCGATCAAGTTTCGTATGTGCGCCCGATCAAAAATTTGGTACTTTCCGCGAATAAAGTCGACGAATCCCAGCGTGTCTTTGCGACGTATCATGAGATATTCCATTGTATTTGAGTTTTCCGGGTCGTTGGTTAACCGACATGCGACAAGCCCGATGCTCGTAATCGGGTGTTTGCACGTGTTGTACGTGTGCGACCCGTATTTGCCACAATTATTGCAAAACGAATATTGATACTGCTGATAGTGTTGTTGGCGTTTCATTTGATCCTATATATAAACTATAATAGTGTGCGTATTGTATTTAAATTTAATTCTCAACTAGTAATATATTCGTAGAGTATAGAGAGTAGTAGTAGGGCCATCATATATAAAATAACATAAAATATGTCTCACAACCACACCCCCAACTTGGATCCGGCTGTATGGGGACCGCACTATTGGTTTGTTATGATGACGATGGCCGTCAATTATCCAGAACACGCCAACGGCGTGACGCGCAAGAAATACTACGATTTTATTCAGAACCTGCCGATGTTTTTACCCGGTTACGCTATTGGAAACCGGTTCAGCGCGCTGCTTGACAAGTATCCGGTCACACCGTACCTGGACTCGCGGGAATCGTTCTTGCGGTGGGTCGTGTTTATCCACAATAAAGTGAATGCGGACACGCACAAGGACGAGGTGTCAATGACGGACGCGGTGAACGCGTACTACGCGCATTACAAGCCGCGGGAAATTTCGGTGATAGAAGAATTTAAATACCGGAAACGGCTCGTATACGGTGCGCTGCTGGTTTCATGCGCGTATGGTGCATATTTAATGTATAAGTAGGTAGGGGCGACAAGCGCCACTACGCAGTGCTTTAAACCCCTCTGCGTACTTGTTGTACTAGGGGGCGACGAGCGCCCCCTAAAACCCCTCTGCGTACTAGGGGGCGACAAGCGCCACTACGCAGTGCTTTAAACCCCTCTGCGTACTTGTTGTAGTAGGGGGTGACGAGCGCCCCCTGGAGATAACATTAAGCAAATTTGATAATAATAAAAATAAAGTATTTGAATAATATACAATACAAAATTCAAATATATAATGGCATTCAAGTATCGTCAAAAAAAAACGATAAGGCGCAAACGACGTTTTTTAAAACGCAAAGGTGCAAAAACATATAGGCGATCACTGACGAAACGGCGCAGTATGCGAGGTGGGGAGGAGAATTGGAAGGTTAAAGTGAAATATGTAGAGTACAATCGTGATCAAACTTTTAATGACGACGCCAATGGAATCGAGGAACTAGATGAAGCATTTGGAACCGAAAAGGTGGAAAAAGAAGAAGATGGTTCATTTGAAATTGTTTATATACCCGATAACGCTAGAGATAATAGGCCAAGTGATAATGCGGTTTATGGAGTTCTGACATTATTAAATATTAAAGAGGAGCCCAAGATTATATGGTGGTATCCAAAAGCTGGAAACCCAACTGAGTTTATACCGCACATTGGTTCTGGAGAAGGTGGATTTTTTATACCTGGCAAAGGCGTCGGCACATTGATACGACAAGGTGATAGGCGGGTTGTGTCGTTTAAAAAATAGACGCCGACGTTTAAGCAAATCACTCTATTAAATAATTTATAATTGTATTATACATACATACAATACAACTATGAAAATAGAGTACGTTATATTCATTATTACGGCGTTTCTCGTTGCAAACACGTATTATGACGGCAAATTTTTAAAATCGATGCACTCGTACCAGAAGTACATTAAGATGGCGACATTCGCATTTATCGGGTTATCCATCTATTTATTCGTCAAGAAAAACCCGGATCAGTCCCGGACGATGTTTATGCACGCAAACGATATCATTAAGTACATGCCGGTGAGCAAAGACACGACCGATTTAATAAGCCCGTTTCTGGATTTTACAAACAAGACCGCGTTTTTCAGCGGCGATAACGGGAATAGCGGGAACAATGGCGGTGTTACTGGTGGCGGCATTAAGAATGTCCGATTTTCTGGTGGCGGTGGTGTTAATAGTAATGGAAATGCAAATGCGAATGAAATGAATAATAAGCAGAATAAAGTGCTCACGTCTGGAAAGACGTCCACGAAACGATGCGTGAGCGAAACCAAGAAGAAGTTTGTCGCAGCACAGCAAGGGTGGAAATGCAATCATTGCATGCGCCAGCTTCCGGCCTGGTACGAGGTAGATCACGTCGTGCGTCTGGAACACGGCGGAACAAACCACATCGACAATTTAGTCGCACTGTGCCGCGACTGCCACGGCAAAAAAACTGCAATTGAAAATTTATAAGTTTATACGCAGCATTTTAGAAATTTTAAATAAAATAATAAATAACTAAATAAATAATATTTATATATGTATAACCAACCATAATAAAATATAACGCACGCATAATGGCCGCCGCAGTTGCAACGCTAAGTTCGCAAACAAGCCTGAAAAATATTTTTCGCACCCTGCAAAACCAAGAGAGTCATATATTTAGCAACGTGCATAATACTCACAGCGAGTCGATTACCACCTGCCTGGAAAATTTGGGGCACCTTATTAATCCCGACAATGAAGACTGGTTGTACGATTTAAGATCATTCATTGAAAGTGGTGTCTGCCATATTGCCAGAAATTACGAAATGAATCGCTCGTCAATTTCACCAATTGTTCTAAATTTTTTAATGACTGCTATACGCTCATATAATCACATTGTATGTATCGGCGGTGGCGGCGGCGCGGCGGGATATCGTTTTAAGTCGGACACGTGTCCGGGGGCATCTGCTACAGGCAACGCGTTTTTAATGCAAGTGCTCGTACCCCTTATTAATGCTGGTGCACTGCACGTGTTTCCGATCAACGTACCGCTCGCGTTTCACGTTAATGTTCCAGAGTCGTTTGTTAAACGATCTCCGTCGCCGCCCGACGGCGGTCCCAGACGAAAGTTCATCTCATTCGGCGAGGCCGCTAAAATACAGAAAACAGCGAGGCAGCGCCATCGGCGACAGAGACGGGCTGAATCAGGCGCTGTTAGTGATAGTTCGACATCTGGTAGCGATGGTGGTGGCAGAAGGAGCAGAATGAGGATAAAGCGTAGAACATCAAAATATTGTAAAAAATAAACACACACACACACACACACACACACACACGGTGGTAGAAGAACCAGGAGAACCGGGAGAACCAGGAGAACCGGGAGAACCCGAAGATCCAGAAGAACCCGAAAAACCAGAACTTTGCGCAAACGTAACGGTTGTAAACTTCGTAAACGCTGTCATACAAAATACACAAGACCCACAAGACCCCGCAAATGAAAATATTCTCTCATAATAAAAATATAAACAGATTGGACTAATCTATTATATATTTATTATCATTATTATTTATATAAATACTACAATGACGGCGATTGGGCTCTATATTGGCTGCGGTACAGACTTTGAAATAATGACCAAAATGCCCGAACTTAATGCGTGCATCTACATTGATTCGCGCCCCCTAACCGAATACGGCGACGTATATAATAATAACAAGGACGTATCCGATATACCCGCATCCAAGACCTATATGACGCGCTTCCATCAAAATGCGCGCAACTACGGATTTATGAAAACAACCGTTGACGGTACGTACCCGCACGTGTACCGCAATTACGAAACGTCGCAGGACGTATATCACTACTACAGCTTATCGTTTCCAATTTACACCGTAAAAACGAATTACGCCGGCAACAGGGACGAGCTTACAAAATTAATGCACCAACTCAAACGCGTAACACACTTAGTCGTGATAGGATACAGCCCCCACTATAGCGTGCTTAAACATATCGCAAACCGGGTTTGTCTTGTAGGCGATTATACGACGGTTTACAGGGACGACCTGGACGCGCTATTGCCATACGAGCGCGATAAAATTACGACCATTCTTCAGCGCGAACACGAACAACAGCAACGCCCCAACTTGCAAAGCAAAATAGAAAAATACATCTATTTTGATAAGAGCGGTGCGCGCCTCGTATTTTCATCGTATAATGATTTTATCCGTAAATCTGTTACGGATACTGTTACGGAATAATGCCGACACCGCACACAGCCCAATCGCTGGGGCCGTCGCTGTTCGCCGCCGAACCTGAAGCGCTGGACCTCGCGGTCGCGCGGACGCGCACCCACTGCATATACGCGCCCCCAATTAACCCGTTTGCCGACGCGTAGATGGAATACGTCGCGGTAATCACCGCGCCCGGCGTTTTCGTGGTTGCGGGCGCCTGGTACTCCCCGAACGTTTGCGGGTTCAGGTTCACGGGGAACCACACGCTGTTGTCACCGGCTGGCGGCGTGCTCGACAACACGGAGTACTGGATTTCGTACGCGTACCGAATCGTCAGCGTTCCGCCGTAGTACGCGGGAGTCGTCCAGTTAAGGAACAGTGCCCCGCTTCCGCCGTTCAGCGCGGCGCTTTTCAGAAGTTGCGCATTCAGTTTCAGCGGCGCGTCAGGCTTGTACGCCTTGGTGCTGTATTTATCGGTCAAGAATAATTCTGACCCCCCGCCGAGCTGGTTCTTAGCACTTATAGACACGTCGAATAGCACGTCCGTTGTGAACAACGAGAACGGCAGCTGCAGCTGGGTTTGCTGCGCGGTCGCCGTGTATTCCGTTGCGTTCCACGCATTCGCGGACGCGTCCGTGTACCTGCCGAGAATTGTCGCGGTTTGAACAATATTTCGCGCGGTTATGCCGACCCCCTGGCGGTTATAGCTCGCGACGACGGTGGAAATCGTGCTCGACGGAAGCGGCAGCGGAGAAGCTGGCGATACTGACGCAGACAGCGTTTGCGCGAAACAACTGACGGGGCGAAGGCGGATTCGGTACGACGTGACGGGGTACCCGCCGTCCGATTGGGGGGGCGACCACACGAGCGTGGCGCGCTGCAGCTCGCGCTGGATTTGCACCTTCGCCGGCGCATCCGGGACGCGTCCCGGCGTCTGCCGCGTTTGCGCGTATGCCCCGACCGCAATTCCCGTATCCGGGCCGCGCGGGATATGGTTCACCGCGGCCACCTGAAAGTCGTACGGGATGCCGTTTGTCAGCGGCTGACGGGCCTGGAACGGAGGCTGGGTCGGGTCCAGATAGTTGTACACGTTCGTAGACGTGTCGCGAACCGCGTTTGTGAAAATCGTGCGGTTTATGGTCGCGGGGCCCGTTTCCGCCAGCGTGATCGTGTAATTATTAATCGTGGTGCGCGCATCCAGTTTTTCACTCTCGTACGGATACACGAGCTCGTGCCAGTACAAGTCGTTGTATTCCCGGTAGCGCACGACGTAGTAGTCGGCGAAGGGGTAGCCGTTGTTCAGAACCACGGGATCCCACGTCCACGCGAGTTTCGCGGTTTCGTCGGCAATTGTCGCGCTCAAATTCAGAACGGGTTTGGCAAACGTGCCCGGGATAACGGTGGCGTAATTATCGACCGCGTCGACGCGGTTGGGCAGCCAGCGAATGCCCACATCGTTCTGCACGCCGATGCGAACGCTGTATCGCGCGTCATTGGTGAGCGGGCGTACGATCGGGATGGGTGGGTTGGAACTGGCGTCGCCGGCGTAATCCACGACGACGTTGCACGAGTACTCCGGGGACACGAACGCCGGCGTAAGGAGTTGGCGCTGGGTTAGCGGCAGGACGCGGGTCGTGAAATACACGTCGTTCTCGGACTTGTACTGGATTAAGAAATTCTCCAAGTCGTAGCCGCCGTTATATATGGGCGGCGACCATTCCAGGAAAATGCGGCCGTTGTTGCGCGCCACTCCGCTTGCCAGGAAATCGGTGCTTATATTTCCGGAGAAATCGCCCGGGATGTCGCCGGGTTTCACGAGAATGGGGTCGTTGTATTCCGCGAGATCGACGTCGTTCCGCGCGGCGACTTGGAACTGGTAGTACGTGCCGTTTAAAAGGTCGGAAATCGTGACGGTCTCCGTAACGGCCGATAACTCGATCGGCGGGTCGGTCCACGGGGTCAGCTGCGTGATCGGATTCAAAGAAACCGACCGGAAACGGACGCTGTACGAGATGACGGGGTACCCGCCGTCGTATGGCCGAATCCAGAAGAGCGAGACTTGCGTGGATCCGCGAGCGGCGTATATTTCGGAGGTTGCGACGTTCAGCTTGGACGGCGTGGTTCCGGGGTACGCGCGGATGTTGTTGGAATACGGCCCCGAGCCGAACCCGTTAATCGCCAAGATTCGAATCTGGTAGATACCGCCTTTAATTAACTGGGTCAAGGTGTAACTGATGAGCCCCGTGACGGGATTCGTTGCGCCCGGCGAGTCGGCTAAAACCAGTTCTTTTGTGAGGTACGAGGTGTCGTCGTTGACGAGGCCGTACAAAATGCGGTAGCGCGTGATCGCGTACCCGCCGTCGTATGGCGGCGGCCAGGACAGCAGCACGTTGATGTTCCCCGACGCGTCGGTCACATTGGTGTGCGTTATGGTGGTTGCTTCGGGGGCGGACATTTAGTATTTGATTGATTGATTGATAGTATTAATACTATTTAATATTTGTATTTGTATTTGTATAATATCCTAATAATATACAAATATATACAATATAAAATTGAATCAAGTGATAGGTTTGATAAGTTTGAGATTGAGAGAAGTAAAATGGCACCAACTATCAACAACAACAACATCAACATCAACAATCCGAAGCCTGGCCCGAAACCTAGAGCCAAATGCTGTGCTGAAGGGTGCACGCAAAAGCCCGCGACGATTATCGGGGATTGTGCGTACTGCGAATCGAGATTCTGCGCGCAGCACCGCCTTCCTGAAACGCACGAGTGTGTGAAAATGAAGCAGTGCCGCCAAATCGCCAAGACGGAAAACACGCAGCGCTTGAATTCACAGGCGATGAGTTCGGTTATGAATGTGGGGTACTGAAACTGAAAATATATGTTATTTTAATTATGCAAATTTCAATGTCCTATAATATTCTGTATCTTTAAACTGTTTTATATGTTTTGCAGCATATCCATATGTAGGTGATATTAGACTATTAGGGTTTTGGCACGTGATTTCTGTGTTATCTTTGTATGGGCCAGTCACTTTTGGATCGGATGATTTGCTAATATATTGTATCGTTTTGGTAAGCACGGCTACATCACCATCCCATTTCACGTCTATACCAAGCGGCATATTTGTAGCGTCCCGATAATAATATTCGTTGGCCGATGCAGTTCTTAAATCAATCTCGCCCACAAAGATAAATTTATTTTCTATTGCACCATTCGATACATTTTTCCAAGGTTCGACGTGAAAATCGGTGGTTCCCTTTTTAAAAAATATATTAATTCCTTTTTTCTCATCTATTGAAACTAATCTGCTTTCCTCTATTGATTCTTCCTGTAATGTTTGAAATATACATTTTCCATCAGTGTTTCCGCCAATCAGATCATATTTTCCCTCTTTTGATTTGTCATTCGCCGGTGTCGCAACATCGCCTTTCGCTTTTCCAAGTATAATGCAATCCTTTTCATCTTTTCTTACTACAATAATTGCATGTACAGCTTCTACGCCCGGATGGGCTATACAAAATGGGTGGGTGCAAGTAGGTTTATAAGATGATTTTACTGGCTCACCTTTTGTAAGAGTCCCACTTTTAACCAAATCATCCATTATTGTTAGGAGCGGGGTATATTCGTCTTTTAAATTGTCGTTTTTATCTACTTTTATTACACCCTTGTCTTTATCTATATAACCGCATACGATTATTGTATGAAGTTTGATCGATTTTTGTAACCTTATAGTTTCTTCAATGATTGCGTCTATTCCGAGTTTTATAATTCCGTCTCTATTCCTTTTTCCTGCAAATATACTGGCAGATAATAAACAAAATGCAATTGATCTAATTTTTAAATTATTTGCGACTTGAATCGTGGACGTATATGCGCTTTTCAACGATTTATCAGCATCGGTAAAATCTGTAATGTTATAATCCGGTCCGACCGCGTGAATAACCGTGTTTGATTTTAATTTGTATGGGTTTGGCGTCGACGAATTTCGTTCATCGTCTGTTACTGACGTGGGTGTAGCGGTACCGGTTGGACAACGAACATTTTTGGAAATAATTAGTGGCAAAGCTCGGCGTTTTGTATCTAAAATTGTACCGCCTAAATCGCCTATTATTTCATCAATACCTCCACCTCCAATACAACCGTCATTCGCCGCATTAACTATCGCATCAGTACTCGCTTTTTGAACACCGCTGTTTAATGCAACCAGTCGTACATTCGTACCCATTATTGAATATACTTGATATGGTGTTGTTGCGTAATATCCATAATCTTCTGGCTTAAATGGGTTATCTGCCGAACCGGTTGACTTTATTAGAACAGGAGAAATGGGTTTTGATATTGGTATTGGTGCCACTATTGGTTTCACTTTCACAGCAACTGGTGAGGCAGCCATTGTAACTTTTGGATAATAAACTGCAAAATCGATATTTGTTGGATTATATTCACCCTTATTCTTTCCGCCAAACGACGACGGGGCATTATCTTGATTCGTGTATATGATCGTTTCCTGGCCGGGCACATCCGAGCATTGCAGAAATGTGGCTTTTATGGGGGGTGGATTACTTGGGAATCGTTGTATCAAATTCATATTAAAATCGCCAGAGAATACAATATCATAATTTTTATATGGGGCTATATCCGAATCCGCGCTCGTTCGAAACGTGTGCACGATGGCGTTCATAAATGTATACAGTTGCTTTTGCCTTTTCCACATTTTATATGTTTTATCTGTATTTGATTCTTGAGGAAAGCCAAAATGAACCGGAATTAATATTTTTTCTTTTGATTTGGTCGTGTTTATAAAAAACCAAACTCTTGAAAAATCATAATTTATGTCATTTTCCGTATAAGTCGTCGTTGTTAAAAGCCGCGCCTTTACAGCTTTCAAAAGGTTCTCGGCGAAACCGGAAAATTTCATAGTTGGTGGTGTACCAGGAAGAGTTATTAATCCAAAATTTACATCGAATTGTTCAGTTTTTTTTGTTACACAATAAAACTGAGATTTTAATTTTTTTACACTTGATGTATGCACTTTCAAATTTGCGTCAGTTTCAATTTCGCCTACAAGGTGTTCTATCAAATGGTTATCTTTACTACGAAATGGTCCTTCTTGAATTAGTGCGTAATCATTACTAGTCATCATTGTTTTAATTGCGGTTGCTATATTTGATAACCGCTTGATATACGACGACTCATCCTCTATGCATTTTGTCTTTTTGTTAGTTTGATCATCGCACTTGAATTTATGATTACAATGAGATTGAGTAATCGGGCAATTGCACATTTGAGCGATATTCCAAGATATTAATTTTATATCATTGCCACCGCCTCCCGCGCCTCCGCCTTCTCCTCCTCCACTTTTGGATCCCGTAGAGCAGCCGTGTTGTTTCGTTGCAGCGTCGGTATCACTATTTATAGAAAATTGAATTGGCGCATGATCCGAATATCGTTTCGTATCACCTACCCAACTTTCCATTGCCGCGCCGGTTAAATACGTATATTCGGATACACCCGAAGTACAAATTTTAACCGATGCGGGGTACGGCGATTCAAAAAATGATCGTTTTTTACTATAGTTGGTATTTTGGTCATTTTGAGGGATTGTTTCCATATTTTCACCATCTCCCGCTTCTTGCGTTATAGAAAAATCGGGGTTCACTTTCACTTTGGAGGAAGCAGTGGGAGTGGAAATAGCTGGACCAAGGGAAGAAGACGATGCAACGGGTGTAGTAATAGTACCACGGGGGGCAGCAGATGATGAAAAAGATGAAAACGGAGAGAAAGATCTAGTAGTAGGAGCAGCAGCAGCAGCAGCAGTAGCAGCAGCAGTAGCAGTAGCAGTAGCTGCATCGAGCACCGCCTGGCGTTTCGTCATAATTGTTGTTTCCACCGATTTGTCGGCCGCGGCTTTAACCGTATCCAAACTGAGATCCGGAATACCGTCAGCTTCAAAATCCACCAGTAATGTGAAATTTTTAGAATAGTCTTCAACTTTCGTCAAAAAATTGGGATACGTCGTAAGACTTTCACCATCATCATCATCATCATCGTGATCATAATTATTGGAATCAAATATGCGAATAGTCGGCATATCCGATCCGCGATCCTGAATCTCTTCCGCGGACGGGAATTTGAACATTTTTACATTACCATTGTGTATGTATCGCACTTCAAGAATGCAGTCGAATGCGCGCGCGAATGGCAGGTACAATAATAACGGGTGGCCGTAGATTGACGGCGTAACTTTATCGAAAGTCACCCCATTGTTTCGTTTTATTCGAGTCGTTATGAATTTTGTGAGCCGCTTAAAATAATCGGCGGCGGTCATTGCCGGGTCCGGCTTCAACGTGATTTTATTATCTACAACTTCTCGATATGCTTTAAGGGACTCCAATAATCCATCACTGCCACCAGTGTCCCTGAAATACGCACAAGCATCAGCGTCAGCGTCAGCATCCTCGTCTTCAGTAAAAAATGACGCAGCGCCAGCGGCACCGGCGGCAGCAGCAGCAGCGGCAGCAGTGGCGGCAACTAACGCGGCTTCTTCGTCGACTTTGGTGGCGCCACCGCTAATTCGTGTATGGCCTTTAAATAAATTATGACCCTTATGCGCATACCGTTTAAACCCGTGCTTGAATTTATTATATTTCATACTTCGCGCCACTGTATTATAATTTGCCGATGTCGATGTGGTTGTCGTAGGGGTGGCGTACGGTATAATGCTTGTGAGACACTTTAAAAAATAAGCAATATCAAACTTGTCATCATCATCATCATCCTCATCCGCATCAGCGCGCTCCTCGTCGTCGTCGCCAGAATTAGTTCCAGCAATAATACCTGCCGCTGCCGCCGCAGCAGACGAGGTGGCAGCAGCAGCAGCAGCAGCAACGAGTATACTGTCTGAGTCGGACGGTGGTAGAGGAAGAACTGGGTCGGGAGCTGCAGGAGCACCAAACCCCTTATATTCTCGTATCGTGCTGGTTGTACCAGTGCATGTAAAAATATTTTCATTAGTAGGGTGAATTGCGATGTCGCGCGCTCCAGATGTAGTGACGATGGACCTATTAAACGAGCAGGTTGGATAATTATATAAGTCGATACGGTTGGTCCTCGTCAAAATCAAATGGGTTGCAACGACAACAACACCATAAGTGTAAGCATCTTCGTCGTCTATATTGATTTCAATAGTGGGATCATCGTATTTTTTATTTGCGTCATTATACTTAAAACTGTTAATTACTTCTTTACCAGCATCGTTTTTACCAATAAATATAAGATTATTACTATCGTCGGTTGTAATACCGCCGGTGTAATTCTCATTGACCATTTTTGTTTTTGTTTGATGATGTGTGCCGTTGAGATTGTATATGTGAATACTGTTGTGACTATCCGTATCATTCACTACGATTTTATCGGTTTTAGTTATAGTAACGGTGGTTGGTTTATAAAAATCGTCTTCTCCAAACTTTCTGACGAATGTCCCTTCGGGGTACTTAAAAACTTGCACACGATTATTTTCATGATCAACTACGATCAAGAACTTATTATCAAACGTAAGAGCTATCCCCCAAGGAATGTTGAACTCGGCATCATTTATACCTTTTTTGCCAATTGTATTAACAAGACCACCAGACGAGTTGAATACATAAATACAATGATTCATAGAGTCAGACACAACAATATTACCCTTAGAGTCAATCGCAATGCCAGCTGGATCGCCTGACGAAGGAAGTTTGATTTCGCGTATAAATTCTCCAACAGCGCCGCCAGATTGTTTGTGGTGTCGTCGTCTTCCGCCACCGCTTCCGCCACCGCCGATCATTAGCACCCCTGCAGCAGCCGCAGCCGCAGATGAGGCGGCGGCTGCTGCGGAAGCAGTAATTGCGTCGCCCGAACCATCATCTGCTGCGGCATCTTCGTCATCCGTAAGAAGCGCAGCCGGTTTCGTATCGAACGCGATTTTTAATTGGTGCATGAAATAATCGGCGCCGGTTGTCATTTCTTGCAGCACGCCGTTGATGTCGTACATTTGGGGAACGGGCTGGGCCAATTTGAATTGCGCCCATTTCGAGATTCGGGTCAGCATCCCGATAATCATATCGCACTCCATGATCATTATATCGTCAAAGTAGAACATATTATCCCTGTGTAAAACGTCGGATCCTTCGCCTTCTTGTTGGATGGGGGCGCATCGGTACCATAAACGCGCGATTCGCGTATAAATCAGCTCTTTATCGGCGCTACCGAGTTTATCGCCCATCGTTCTTAGCCGTTTAACGTATGTTGCGAGCATGTACCCGCGCGTTAAACACCGGTAAAATGCCAGACTGTCGTCCTTTTCGAACTTGATATACGGTTTTAATTCGGCGAGAGGTTGAATTTCTTTCTTTAACGCATCTTCCGCCGCCCGCATATCGTCAGTTGCTATTAGCGCTGCTGCTCCTGGTTTCAATGATGATGCTGATTTCAATGATGATGCTGGTTTTAATGGTGCTCCTGGCAGTGCTTCTGATCCTAGTACTTTTGACGGCGGGGATCCTAGTACTTTTGACGGCGGTGATCCTAGTACTTTTGACGGCGGTGCTTCTGGCGGTACCAATACTTTTTTTGGTGATAAAAATCCTGGCGCTATACGAGCTATAATATCTTTGAAATCTGCGGTAAATTCTGGATAGTTATTAGTATTGGTTGTAATAACATCGCCGAAAACTCCGGCCGAACTAATTAGTTTTTCTTTATCAATGTCCTTACCCATAACATCTTTTAACGCCTGTTCCAAAGTTTTACCGCGACCTACTAATTTTTGAGCACAATCCCATATTAGTGTAATTATTTCAACATAGTGTTTGCGTAACATCTCGTTGGCCATAAAACGTTCAGGAGTGACGGTCGGCTCTTGATAACTGGAATTATTCAATGATCCGCGATTTGTAATTTTAAATTTCTCACTTGTCATGGATGTCGACTTATCAAGATCAGACGGAATAACGTACCAAATCCAATGGTCGTCCTTTATACAATTACTTAAATCTTTTTTTGCATCAGCATAACTCGTGTATCTGATTCCATTATGCGCATTTATAAACTCGTCAATCGTCGCTCTTGGTTTTTTACCCTCTGCCATTTATGATAGGATGGTCGGCTGTTATAATTAAAGTTACTGTCGTTAATATATCTAAATAATAAAAATACAAAATCATATAAAATTGAAGTGATTATATAAAATGAACTATTTTGGAGCAGATTAGATTACCCCCTCACGAACCAGACAATTCAAATAATTTTAATGAAAGCAACTCCAGTTTCAAAAATAAAACCCAAAACATCCAAACTCAATGCCAGCGTCTCGTTCCGTCTCTACGACTTCAATGCGTACGATAAAATGGTCCTGGAAACCGATATTGACGACGGTCCAGAATCCGAATCTGCGTCTGGATCCGGATCCGGATCCGGATCGTCGGTAACTTCGTCCTCCTCATCCACCGAATCGCATAAGAAATCCAAATTCGACAACTCGAACTTCAAACTCAAACCCAAAACGAACCGCGTGTTCCATATTCAAATGTTCGGAATGAACGAACTCGGCAAAACGTGCGCAATTACAGTCACCGATTATAAGCCCTTCTTTTACGCTAAATTGGGATTGGAAGTAAGTTATCCCGCCGATTTGACGCGCCGGTTCATTGCACATCTGAAATCGCTCGTGCCCGATCTGGAAGAGCGCGAATGCGAGCTCGTGAATCACAAGAAACTCTACATGTTCGACGCCGGAAAGAAGCACCAGTTTATCAAATTGGTATTCAAAAATCTGGCAGCAATGAAGAAGGCGCGGATGCTGTGGTACATTGTGCCGGCAGCAACTCCGGCACCAGGACAAATGAATAAAGGTAAGGATAATGCCAAGGCCGCGGATAAAATGCAGCAGCGTATTCGAACCGATGCGCGCCTGAACCCTCGCGGACTTCAGTTCCAGGGATGTACGCTCGCCATCTACGAGTCCAACCTCCCGCCACTGCTGCGCTACTTCCACATTCGCGAAATCAGTCCGTCGGGTTGGGTTTCGTTCCCCATCCGCAAAGCCACCCGCATCACCCTGTCCGACTTGAAGCAGACCACTTGCGACTATGAATATACGGTGTGCAAAGACGATCTCGTCGCTCTGAATACCAAGGAGAAAGCGGTACCGTATAAAATATGCAGTTTTGATATTGAAGCCAGCAGCAGTCACGGTGATTTCCCCATCCCGGTGAAAACGTGCAAGAAACTCGCCGCAAATATCGTGGATGCGTGCGTGTGCATATCGTTATCCGGTGCCACAACAATCACCCGAGAGTTTCTCGAACGCCTGATCTGTATCGCGTACGGCCAAACGGAACCGGCGCCTTCTTCGGCTGCCGAATGCAAAATAGAACGGATTTACCCGAAGGCGCGGTACGCCGACGGCCGGCCCGTGAAATGCAAACTGGTCGATCTGCGTCGGATGTGTTCGGAGTGGCTGGATACCCCCATCGACGAAATCCTGAGTTCGGAATCGGCCGACCAAACCCAGGCGAAAACCCAGCGCATCGAACAAATGTTCGAACGAATGAAGGCGCGCAATGATCAAGACCAAGATTTAGACCAAGACCAAGACTTAGATCAATGCGTAGATGTAGACGTAGACGATGATGCTGTCATTGAAGAAGTCGAAGCAGAAGAAGTTGACGACGTTGAAGAAGTCGAATGCGAAGAAAATGAACCTGAAGAAGTGGATGAAACGCCAATACCAACAAAGGCAACAAAGGTTCGTAAAACAACATCAACGCCCTCTTCCGCGTCCAGTATAAAAATCCTCGACGTTCTGCACAACCCCGCTCTAAATCGCGAGACGAAAATCGGGCACGTCAGCGATACGCTCAACGCCATATTCCCGCCAGTCGAGGGCGATATCGTCACATTCATCGGCTCGACATTCGTGCGCCACGGCGAGAAAGCGCCGTACTGCAACCACTGTATCGTGCTCGATACGTGCGACGTCGAAAAAATCGCAATTGAGGTCCCCAATCTGGTGATCGAGTGCTATAAAACGGAGCGCGAAGTCCTGCTCGCCTGGACGCGCCTTATCCAGCGCGAGAACCCCGATATTGTCGTGGGGTACAACATATTCGGTTTTGACTACGAGTTCATGTTCCGCCGCGCGCTCGAAACGCGGTGCGAGAACAAATTCCTGCAGCTGTCGCGGAATAAAGGCGAAGTGTGTGGGAAACGCGATTTCAAAACTGGAGAGTTCGGTATCGAGGAAACCAGTATCGTCATTGCCAGCGGCCAGCACGATCTCCATTTCATCAAAATGCCCGGCCGGCTGCAAATCGATCTCTACAACTACTTTCGCCGCGATTATAACCTGTCATCGTATAAACTGGACTTCGTTTCCGGCTACTTTATCGGCGACGACGTGAAACGCGTCGAACATACATCGGGGGAGCAAGCCGAAATTACCAAGATATACAGCGCGAACTTGTCCGGTCTTGAATCCGGCAACTATATCGTGTTTGAAGAAACCAATAATTCGACGGACGCGTACAAGGACGGCGCCAAATTCAAAGTGTGCGAATGCAACGGCGGCGAGGGCTGGTTCACGATCGAGGGGCGCGAAGAACTGAATATGGCCAAACACGTGCGGTGGGGTCTCGCAAAGGACGACGTCACCCCGCAAGACATTTTCCGGATGACGCGCGAAGGGCCTGCAAGTCGCGCCATTATCGCGAAATACTGTATTCAGGATTGCAACTTGGTGCACCACCTGCTGAACAAGATCGATGTGCTCACCGGCTTCATCGAGATGTCCAAAATCTGCAGCGTCCCGATGAGTTTCCTCGTGATGCGCGGACAGGGTATCAAACTCACGAGCTATATCGCGAAAAAGTGTCGCGAACGCGATACGCTTATTCCGGATCTGGATAAATCGGGGTCGAACGAAGGGTACGAGGGCGCGATCGTGCTGCCGCCGAAATGCGGGCTTTACCTGGACAACCCCGTGGTCTGCGTTGATTATTCGTCGCTGTACCCCTCCTGCATTATCAGCGAGAGCTTGTCGCACGACAGCAAGGTGTGGACCAAGGAGTACGATTTGTCGGGCCGGCTCGTTCGCGAAACTGGTGAAAAGGGTGCCGGTGAAAAGGGGACCGGACACCGAACGTACCGGTACGACAATCTCCCGGCATACGATTATGTGGACATCACGTACGACACGTACCGGTGGACGCGCAACGCGCGCGGGAAATCGGAGAAATCGGTCAGCGGAACGAAAGTGTGCCGGTTCGCGCAGTTCAAAGACGGCACGAAACCCATCCTGCCGTCCATCCTGGAAGAGCTGCTCGCCGCGCGAAAAGCGACACGCAAACAGGCCGAGGCGCAGGACGATCCCTTTATGGCGAACATCCTGGATAAACGCCAGCTCGGTTACAAGGTCACCGCGAATTCGCTGTACGGACAGTGCGGTGCGAAGACCAGCACGATGTATGATGTGGACGTCGCGGCGGCAACTACCGCAACGGGGCGAAAGCTGCTCACGTATGCGCGGCGCATCGTGGAAGAAGTGTACGGCGACACGCACGTGCAAGTCAAGAAGAAATCGGGGTCGGAATTAGAAATGGAAACGGTGCACTCGAGAGCCGAGTACGTGTACGGCGACACGGACAGCGTGTTCTTCACGTTTAATCTGCACACGATGGACGGCACACCAATTGTCGGCCGGCGCGCGCTGGAAATGTCGATCGAGTTGGGGCAACAAGTGGGTGAGCTGGCCTCGCGGTACCTGAAAGCGCCTCACGCGTGGACGTACGAGAAAACAATGATGCCGTTCTTCCTGCTGCGCAAGAAGGGTTATATCGGAATGCTGTACGAGAAAAACCCGAACAAGGGCAAGCGCAAGAGTATGGGAATCGTGTTGAAACGGCGCGACAATGCGCCGATCGTGAAGGACGTTTACGGCGGCGCGATCGATATTCTGATGAACGACCAGAATGTGGATACCGCAATTGAATACGTGCGCCGCAGCATAAGAGAGCTGGTCGAGGAGCGGTGCCCGCTGGACAAACTGGTAATTACGAAATCACTGCGATCGACGTACAAGAACCCGCTGCAAATCGCGCACAAGGTGCTCGCCGACCGGATGGGAATGCGCGATCCCGGAAATAAACCGGGATCCGGTGATCGAATCCCGTTTGTGTACATCCACAACGAGACCAAAGGCGCGCTGCAAGGGGAGCGAATCGAGACGCCGGAGCACATTATAAAGCACCGCATCAAGCCGGACTACGCGTTCTACATTACGAATCAGATAATGAAACCGGTGCAACAAGTGTTCGCGCTGGGTCTGGAGAAAATGACGGCGTTCAAGCGCCGGCGCGGGAATTATGAAGATGCGGTCGAAACACTGCGCAGCCATTTTGCGGCGGATGCGGTGAAGCTTGAGAAGAAAATAACCGATTTGCGGAACAAGGAAGTGAAGGAAATTATTTTCGAAGAGTACCTGCGAATCTGCGAAAATATGAAGAAGCGGAACCAGAGCATTACAAAGTTCTTTGCCAGCAAGTAGACCTATAGAAACAATAAATAATATAAACATAACCCCCATAATTAATTTAATATCAAAAACAAATATCAAAAACAAATATCAAAAACAAATAGAATGAATAGCTATGGATCTGTAAGTTTAATCAGTCACATGATTTATAAAATATTGCATTATCTTAATTTTTTCCCGCCGCGAAACTCGTCCGATCAAATAAAGTGTGCTGATGGCGATACTCGCATTATTATAGAGCCGACACAACTAGCACAAGAACAAGAACAAGAACAAGAACAAGAACAAGAACAAGAACAAGACCGATGCTGTGACGACACAGCATTTGATCCTGTGAATGACGTAACTGTTACAATTTCATAACCAAACAAAAATAAAATCGGGTACCAAATGGTCCCGCACTTGGAATTAGCGCGTGTATTTTCCGGCACGCGCGAATGAATCCACAATGAATATAATAAACACGCCCAAAAAACAGTACAGCACCAGCTCCTCCGCAACGTGGTCAGTTCTCTCGTTGTGCTGCTCTTCTAGCAAGTGCACAATGTGGTTTAATTTTTCAATGAGCTCGTCACTGTTTGCCCCCGCACTTGACAGTTCGTTGGACATCCGATTGTATGGCACGTACTGCTTGTAGTATTGTGCGGCATACGTGCTCGGCATTTTCATTGCGAAATGTTCAACTCCGCCACCGTTTCCGTTGTTCGCGGTACTAGAACGAGAGGCGGACTGTTGCGACAAGCTAAACATGGGCTGCTGCGTGTACCCTTCCGCGGTGTTTGGGGGAGGCATTGTACTAGAATTAGAAGCGGTAACCCCCGACCCCGCATCGGCAATGGGGGGTGACGTTTTTTGCCCCCCCGTTTGACCCATTCCCTGGCCTGGGTAACCGGGTAGCATATTTGTTCGATGTTTCTCGTCAACATCGTCATCTTCGTCGTCGCTGCTCGCCGTGTGTATTTTTGCAATCGATTGTTTGAGACGCTCCAGTTTCGGATTAAGCGGTGCCTGAGTACCAGCACCCATTCCCGCCATTGAATCGGTTGAACCCGGATTCAACGCCGCATCGAACGACTTAATTGTTTTGTTTTTACGTTTTGCTGCAATGTACCCGTCATCAGAGGAAGCTCCGCGCTTTGTTGCATCTACTCCGCCACCGCCAGCACCGCCACCGCCACCGCCAGCACCGCCACCGCCACCGCCACTTGTGAATTCAGAATATCCTAAAGATGACATTACTGCTATACTATAATTTTCGTATTTAATTAAATTCGAATACTAACTTAAAATACACTCAAATAATTTAATTTAACTAATATAGAAAAATAATATATATTTTATGGTTTTTATTTTTTAAACTTAAATTTAGAAAAAATAAAATATCATTAATGATATATAATTAATAATGAGATATCAGAAAGAACTTTCGATTGCGGCAATCACCGCCGTGATCTTGCTAATGGTATTCAAACCATCGGTCTTGGGAATTGTATACAATAACGTGCTCGGCAAGCTTTTCTTGGTGGCGTGCATCGTGTTTCTCACATTGAAACACACGATCGCCGGACTTCTCGGTGTTGTTTTCATTGCAGTTATTGCTTCAAATTCGATATTTGAAGGGATTGACGGAACCGCTGATGGCGACAGTGCCGCGACGGGCGATAAGGGTGACGACAAGGAAGCAATGGAAAAGGTGAAGGAGTCGACGGAGAAGGAGAAGGAGAAGGATAAGGAGGAAAAGCCGGCCGAACCTACGTCTCAGGTGGATATAGCGTCCGCCGCATTGAAAGCGCTGACTAAATAAAATAATAATAAAAAATTGACTTGTATGCAAGCAAAACCATTTTATACTAAGTTCAAAACTAGTTTAAAATACATATAGACATGGTTACACGATATGCGGTATTGGAACTGACTGCCGGGAACTATATAACAGCAGAGGTGATTGGCGGTTCGGAAGTTCCGGTCGTCTTTCAAATAAACGACCAAGCGTTAGACCCGGGTGCGGATCTTTCTGCTGTTGATGGTCCTACTCAATCTAACGACCCGAATGACCCGAATGACCCGAATGACCCGAATGACCCGAATGACCCGAACGACACGAACGACACGAATTACTTTATTGCGCAGCATCGGTCTAGCGATCCCGCGCTTCCGCTACGAATTATCAATCCCACGTTATACTGCGACGAGGAGCTGAACTGGTACACTGACCCGAATCCGAAAATCCCAGAACCCATGCGTCTCGTTATGATTCTCATCAGGCGGTGTTATTTGTGCGGCGATATGCAGTCCGCCGATAATTCGATTCATCAAGAGCACGTTGGCGAACACCCGTACGGTTATCGATTCTGCACCGACTGCAAACCGTATTTTAGAAAAGCACTATTTGCCAACATTGCCCCCATATGGCGATTCAGATTGCAGTACGAAGAACCACTCGCCAGTGGCGGACGATACGAGCGCTCGCCGGTATGGATCCCGCGCACGCGATATGATCCGGAAACCGGTGATCGAATCAGAACTGGATCCGCGCCGTATACGTACACGCTATGGTCGATTGTTCGCTGGGTCATACTGCCATATGTAGATAAATACCGCGCGGAACACGACCCGACTTACGCTGGATGCGAAGATTGTCTGATTGTAGCAGACGGTGAATACACGAAACTCGTCTCAGTTAGAAACATATTTATCGCAAATTATGGGTCGATCACAAATCCCGCGTACGACCCCAACACCGACGATCCGTTGAACAAATATTCCGAATCCGAACAGACAACATTGTTTGAACAGGCGCGTGACGCGGCGATTTTCAGTTGAACTGAAAAATCTAAAAATATAAAAATGTGAATAATATATAAATATAACTTTTAGGAATGGTTTTAGGAATTGACGCAAATAATGTAAAGAATGTGTTCAATGCAATGTACGAGAAACGCGCTTTTCTCGCGCGCGTATTCGTAACGCTATTTGTCCAATTGTGCATCACGTACTATGTAATGAATCGGAAAACAAATCCGGATGCTAACATCATCGTGATATTCATTGCGATAATCGGCATCATATTCATATTAGCATACGTGCCCCTATCGGAACCCGCAAAACTACTATTGTTCACGATATTTTCATACCTGTTCGGCCTGTCGTTTTTCAAGATTAAGGAATACCGCGACGACGACAATAACGAATCCATAAATGTGGCAATAATGGGGGCCGCGTCCGTGTTTCTCTCGATGATGGTTGTTGGTATAGCGCTACTGGCGGGCGGTATACGCCTGGGATACAAATTCGGACTCCTGCTATTTTTTAGCTTGATAGCGCTAATTATCGCGCGGCTCGTATTTTACGTAACCGCTGGGTCTGGATCTAGATCTAAGATGAGCGACGTAAGAAAGGCCTTCTCGGCGGTCGGTATTGTCATCTTTGCGCTGTACGTGCTGTACACAACCAACTGCATATTACAGAAAAATTATAGGGACAACTATATTTCGGCAGCCCTTTCGTATTATCTGGATTTTATTAATTTATTTTCAAATTTAATTTCGGATTCGCACAACAATTTTTAAAGCACGGTCCGGTCCGGTCCGGTCCGGTCCGGTCCAACCGTTTACACCTTGATCCACGGCTGCTTGGGGCGGTTTTTCAAGTACGGCAGCAGGTGGTTCCACTGCGGATGCCGCTTGCACATCTCGGCGGCGTTGAACGGCGTCCCGCACGACGACCCGAACCGCATAAACATCGACATATTGCGCGCGTTTTTGCTGTCGGTAACCGCGCCGTCAAACGCGCCTCGTAAGCTAAACGGACGCGAACAAGCGTCCGGCGTTATGCTCGCGTCATCGTACTCGGAGTGCTTGCAAATGCCGCGATTCGACAGAACCGTTTTTTTCAGGTACACGTCGTAATGATCCGCTATTATTTTAGACGCAATCACCGTATCCAGTGTACCGCGATGCAGTTCCATCAGTTCCGTTAACCGCACTTTGCGCGCACCGTTGCTGTGCCGAATGTCGTCAAAGCGCGTGGCATCTTTATCGCATTCGAGATTCCGAATGCGCGCGTCTTCAACGGCGTTGCAACCGATGAACGCCCCGTCTCGCGTTCTCTCCACATTATAGTATTCAAGACCGAGCTCGAACCGCATAATTTCGCCGGTGTTGACGTCGCCAAACAGCCACGCGTTCGCGTAATCGCCGGAGTTCCGGTGCAGCAGCGTGGCGACATAATCATCCATCGTGCGCCCGTACTGCATGCACTGGCGTATGCGACAACAAATCGGATCCCGGTTCTCGTACTTGTTGAATCCGCCGATCGTGGTTTCAGTCCCGATAATGCCGGCGCTCGTTACAAAAAAGTCGGTTGCGCTGAAAATATAGCCCGGAAACGACTGCATCGTTATCGCGAACCCGCGCTTGGGTTTTATTTCTAACAAAATGTTGGCGTACTGTCCCTCGATATACGCGTCAAACGAGTTGTGCGCGCACACGATGCCGCCGTCTTTCGTGTACGAGCCCGTCGCGATGAACGCGGAACATCGGTCGTCCACACCTTGGCGCCGAACCGCGCTTTCTCTAGCTCCAGCCCCAACACCCTTGTCATCACCAGTGTTATCGCCATCGCCATACTTCGTTCGCAATCGTGAACTGCCGCGGTCGCGACGGCGTTTGAGAACGCTTTCCAAGTTGTCGTACAGGTACGGCATACTGATGCTGCAATTGAGAAACACGATGCGATTCACGTGAACGCCGGCCCCCGAGGCGATACCGCGCATCTCCTGGTAAAACTCGTTATAATTTCGGCGGATGGAGGGCAGCATAAAATCCACAATTAGATCCACGAAATAGTCCAGGGATCGGCCGTGCGTGTGCGGCATATAAAATTCGTACATTTTCAAAAACTCGACGATTTCGGCGCGCAAAAGTGACCCGTGCGCGTACCCGCGTTCGTACGCGTCGCCCGAAACGGATATCTTAATCCATCCACCCTGTTCGGTCCGCGTGCCATTTGATTTATTCGATATATTGCTACGTTTTTTAATCGACCCATTTCTTCTTGATCTTGTTTTCGTTCTTGTTTTCGTTCCTTTATTTATTGTTTTTTCCATTAATATTTCATTATTACTTAATAAAAATATTAAATAATAATTAAAATAAAAAGGGTTAATTATTTTTCTCGTTTTTGATTTTAATTTATTTTACTTCATTTATTTTATTTATTTATTTATTTATGTATAGTCCGCAAAACGTCAATCAGCAAAATATTCTGCCGCGGCTGCAACTGCGACAAAATCGCTGCTCGTCACCCCTGTCCCTGCCCCGACGACTGCGTTTGCGGAGACATCGACATCTTCCCTGAGCCACGCGTCGATCCTGTCAGACAATTTCGTAAACTCGATCCAGTTGGCGCTTTGAACATTGAGCACGGATCTGATCGCAGAAACGTGTTCGCTTTTCTGTTGCATCAGATTGCGCTTGGCGTCGGAAATCAGCTGCAGTTGCATCACGGCGATGGCATCGATCTGCGCGTTTTCGCCGATTTTCGAAATCTCACGCATCGCGCGAATAATGCGTAAGATTTTGTTGACTTGGGTTCGGTAGGCTTGCCTGGTTCGAATAAGCGCGGTTCGAAGCTGGCCGATATCGCGCACAACCTGGTACATCCTCTCCGAAATGGTGCTCGCTTTCTGGTTGGTCTCGTGCGAGGTTGACTCACCCCGATGAATAGACTTGATGGATTGTCGCATAGCTGCGAGCGCCTTGCCGATTTTAGACATCTCTGAATTGATAAACGCGGACAGTTTCGCGGGACTTGAAAGGTCGTTGTAAGATTGCATCGTTTGTTCGTAGTGGTAGTCGCGGTAGTTGTGGAAAGGAGTCCTGCATTTCAATTTTTTTCCATTCCTGAAAACACTTCTACTTGGCATACCCTTCGCGATATTTCGAGATGCCTATTTTTGTAAGTAGTTCAAGGTGTCGCATTGTGTGCGCCATTGAGCCGCCAGAATGGCCTATTTGCATATTTGCTTGAATGCAATTTACGACGTTGTCGCGACAAAACATGAACCCCTCGCCCGCCGGCGGTTCATAAGTAGCCAAGTATGCCCATACGTCGATTTCATTCTTGCTAATTTCTGGATCGAGCTGTGCCAACACAACCGCGTTCATAGCATCACGCAGCATATCCGCGTACCAAGCATCGGTAATAAACGACAAATCGAAATTGGCAACTTCATCCTCCGTGCGCGGTGGGTATTTTTCTTCTTCAGCTAGGGCAAACGACATTGATTGATAATCGTTCGTTTACTATTGGATTATATTGGATTATTGTATTATGTTGTTATGCAACATTATGTTTATATATTAATTAAATGCACTATATGTGCAATTAAGTATTTAAAGATTTTGGTATTTTCATATAAATATTCATCTCTAAACAAACTATAAAATAAACAAACGCAACGCCGAATTCAAATGACAACATCCGCAACTGTAACCGGCAATGTGCTCACCATAAAAACCGTTCAAATCGCACCGATTCGCACGCTTATGACGGCGCTCAAAGATATTTTACTGGAAACCAACATCACGTTTCGAAAGGACGGCATCCGCATTATCAATATGGACAAGACGCACACGATGCTCGCCCACATGTTTCTGGCCGCGGAGAATTTCGAACTCTACGAGTGCCACAAGGAAAAAATAATCATCGGTGTCAACATGTTTCACTTGTTCAAGCTGATTAATTCGATTGATAACGACGACACGCTCACAATGTACATTGAAAACAAGGACTACAACGATGGTATCGTCTCGTACCTGGGGCTCAAATTCGAGAACGGGGACATCAAGCAGTGCAAAACGCAGAAGCTGCGCCTGATTGAGCCGGAGCCCGAAGAGCTGGTCGAACCCAATGTGGTGTTTTCGTCCGTGATCAATCTGCCGTCCTCCGATTTCCAGAAAATCGTCCGTGACTTGTCGTGCATTTCCGACAAAATCGAAATCAAATCGGTCGGCAACGAGCTCATTTTTCGCTGCTCAGGGCAGTTCGCGACGGCGGAAGTGACGCGCGTGGAAACGGACGGCAGTATGGAGTTCATTCACAAACAGAACGCGAATAAAATCATCCAGGGCGAGTTTTCGCTGAAAAACTTGGGCTACTTTATCAAATGCACCAACCTGTGCAGCCAAATTGAAATGTACCTGGAAAATGACCTGCCGCTCGTGGTGAAATACTACGTGGCCAGCCTGGGTGAAATTAAGTTGTGCCTGGCGCCGCTACCGAGCAACTCGTGAACGTGAACGTGAATGTGGTAAACAACCAACAACTGTATTAGTTGGGTGTATACCACTCCGGCGGACCGCGCGCCTTGGACCACGTTGCTATTTTTTGCTTTTCGGGGGACAAGTAATACGCGCGATACGATGCGACGGGATCGCCGTCGGGCGACTTGTACGCGTCCGGCATCGCCAGCGCGAACGGGGTAATGCGATCGCAATCGCATTGAGGTAAGAGAAATGCGGACGCATCGGGAATCGTGGCGCGCAGGATCTGCGCAACCAAGTACGATTTGTGCACTTTCGTCTCGGGGTGGCCGTACCTGAACCGCCATTCCGAATGCAGTGCGTCAATGAGATCGAGGGTCCACACGAAATTCGCGCGGGATGTTCGGCACCAGATGGTCACTGGATGGTTTTTGTGCGCCAGCTTGTAAAGTTGTTCGTTTTCGGGAGCATCGGGGTTCAAAACGCGCTTTGCGGTGCAAAGCATCTGTACCGCTTCCAGTAATATCTTCGGGACGTGCTTGTCCATCATTGCTTCTGCGATTTCTTTCGGAAGCAATGATAGAATAAATAGGTTCATACCGGTCGGGTATTGATTGATTGTGTTCCTCTCTCTCTCTCTTCCATTTGCATCGATCGATCGGTCGGGTTTCAATTTTTTTACGACGACGCGGCGTGAACGATACTAAAAAAATTGAACCCATTTTTATGATGCCGGTATATGCCTGTATGCCTGTATACCCAGTATCCCGTACTACCGAGAAATATCCTAGAATGGTTGGAAAACTTCACACCTACAAGATGAACGAAGTGACTGGCAAACTGATGTGCCCTTATTGCACCGAATATGAAACGTGCAAACAGTCCACAATGTCGGAACACGTGCGACAAAAACACACAAGGGATGCAGACCGTCCAATGGTGAATGAAATCTGCCCCCATTCGAATTGCGGAAGAAGTTTCCGTACCAAATCCCTGTTACGAAACCATCTTGCCTCAAAAGCGCACGCGTGCTGCGCCGCTCCCACAGTTTCCACGACAACCGAGACAACCGATGCAACCGAGACAACCGAGACAATCGCGACGCTATTACCGGTCTCGTGTGAAAAATGCGGCGCGCGCTTCGCAAAACGTGGCCAGCTCATTAGTCATTTTGTGAGATTTCATTTGCCAAATGATACGATGGCCGTGCGCGTGAATGATGGTGGTGATGCCGCCAATTTTAAATGTACGCACTGTTCGAAAATTATGAAACAGGTTCCAATGACATATCACGTCGGAATTTGCAATCCAGCATCCCCATTTTCAAAAAATCCCAAAATCCAAGACAGCTGCCAAAATCACCAAGACTGCTGCCAGGACGTCAGTCTTATAGATATGATAACCCGGTGGATCGACCTCGATTCTATTGTGCTCAGATCATTGTAGAACAAAAAAAATAATAAATAATAAAAAAACCATTTTTTTTTTAACCGCGCATTTTACCCAATGGTCGAATCGACGCTCACAAACGTAACCCCGTTACACCACACTCCGTCGTACGCGATAACCGAAGATCCGTCGCCGCGCATTTCCCGCATTATCCCGCGTCCGTGCATTTTGTCGTTCACCCATTCGCCTTCGTACTCGATCCATTTTGCAGTCCCTGCATTGAGTTCGGTCATCGTGACGCGTTCATCGCGGTCGTTTACCACAGTGGCGGCGGTAGTCAGCTGACCCTTGCCGTGCTTCAACCCGTCGCGACTTACTTCTCCGATATAACAGCTTCCGTTGGGGTAACAAATCGCTTCTTCTCGTGCCATTTTGATAAATCGATGATCCCGTATTGCTGCAATGACAATGCAACGACAATTTGAATTTCAATTTTTCTAAGTCGTCCAAGTCTTCCAAATCTTCCAAGACTTCCAAGTCTTCCAAATCTTCCAAGTCTTCCAAATCTTCCAAATCTTCCAAGACTTCTACGAAGATCTTCTCGATCCGCGACCGAGAATGTGGCGGGGTTGTCGTTGTTCTCGTCGCCTAGACTGCTTTTTGTTTTTATGTTTCCTGGTGGCTCGCTGTTTCTGCTGTTTCTGCTGTTTCTTCTGTTTATCCTGTTTATCCTGTTTATCCTGTTTCTGCAGTTTCTGCAGTTTCCTGTTTTTATTTTTGCCGCCATTTCCCCCCTGTCCGGGTGCTACACGATTGCGGTGGGTAAATACTTTAGCCCAATTGCAAATTCGCCCAAAACACCCTTGTTGACCTCGAGGAGATTCGGGAGGAGAATCGGGAGGAGCGGGAGGAGCGGGCTGATACTCCGCACCACCCTCATCGCATAATGCTAGCGATAAAACAGGTACTCTACACAAAGGACAAGTCAACCGCGTAGTATTGATAGGATCAATATAGCATTCTATACAAAGGACACAATGGCTGCAAGGCATAAATTTTAGGTTTGGCTTATTTGTAAAACAAATAACACACGCACGATCATCGCCTGCTGCTACATCCGCCATTAACCCGGCCGGAAATGGCGGACTTCCGGCTGGTGTGGACACCCCCCGATATAGTCTTCTAGGTATTGGTCGCATTGGGGCTGCTACCGCCATTGGGGCTGCTACCGCCATTGGTAATGGTGAGCCAGGTAGAGCTGGTACAGCTGGTACGGCTGGTGGTTGTGGTGGTTGCAGTCGATTACGCCACATTTGCCTAGCGGCTTCTAATACTTCGTCTGTACGCGCAGTCATTTCTCGTGTATACGCTTCCCTTTCCATTGGAATACCACTTATCATTACTTGCATTCGCCCGGCGTCATTCTTATTATAACAAATACGTCCATTGGGGAGTCGTCTCATTGTAAAAATAATTGGATCACCTTTATATGGACTATTAAACACGGTTCCATCAAAATTCTTTATGGAGCGATACCGATCCCGTCTACCCAGACTTGACATGTCCTTACTAGTTTGCTGTGATGCAAAATAAGTTATAGAATGTTCATGTTCATCATTATTATACATAAAATCTAGGTATGCGAATATCTGATAGTTTCTCGCGGGATACCATCCGGGGTCCATAAGTGGTTTGCCGGATACTGGAGGTGGTAAAGAAGGACCGATTAAATATACTTTAACGTCGTGATTCGCAGATCCATGTGCAGCAGCAGGAGAATAAGCAGCAGCAGCACCAGGAGGAGAATAAGCAGGATGAGAATAAGGAGCAGCAGCAGCAGCAGCAGCAGCAATAACAACCGGTCTAATTTCCTCAAACAACATACATTTAATATTGAGATAGTTGTATGCCGCGTTTAAATGCTGCGCGAACGTATTTGATGCGATGGCTGCATCTACACTCCAATAATCGCCTTCATTGCCAGGTCCGGCGTGCGGGTCTGCGCAATTTGTCGTCGCTATAGTTACTTCTGGGTGCCGGTTTTGTGCAAGCGCATCTTCTGAACTTCTTACTAAAAAGGCACCAAACGAATTAATGTCAGCAATCGTAAAATCTTGAAATGGTAAAATAATTTTTTTAATTTTCGTATTCGCCATTATATGCGGAGCTTCTCCTAAATCCCGTATACCGGCACATATTCCCTGAAGTCTGGCCGTTTCAAGAAACTGAGATTTGTCTTGGGTTGTAAGATGTATATTTTCTGAGAAAAAACCCAGACCCGCTCTTAAAAACTTGAAATATACATTTTTAATATCCTCCGTTTTTTCTGCCATAAATCTTACAGATTCGAACGCCTGCATAAACTCGGTTTTAAATCCTACTACGGGGCTTTTTAGTTTCCCTACAAGTGTCAGCATAACATTTCTGTTTGCATCTCGTATTACCCACGTGGCATCGGGGTCCGCCGCATCAACAGATGGCCGATGCTGGTCGTACATTTTCCGATATGTATCATTTTGCCATTTTCTATATTTACCTAACGTCGTCGTGGTGTTTTGGTCGGTACCGTCATAAATCTCGGTATTGTCGAGTCCCGTCGGATAAAAGAAAAGAGCCCCGGTATTGTATATACTGTTTTGCCATTGAAGCCCGCATTGGTCAACAAGTATTGTTAACTTTCTTTCTATAATAGTTGGTGGCGGTGGATTATATCCTCCATAACCTCCATTTTTTTCCGGGTACGTTATGCCGACAACGGTTGTATTTTTTACCAGACATCGAATTGTTGCAATTTCTTCTACAGATAAAACTCCGCCGTAAAGAGATGTTTTCATAATACCGTCAGTATTTTTCGATTCATTGCGAGCAAGAACTTGAAGGTGTTTTCCGGTAAAATCTTTAATATTTTCTGGAAAGATTATTTGTTGTTGCCCATAACTTGACCGCATATTACGACAATGCGTTATACCTGGCAACGCTCTGAATGCTTCCTCTATATGGCGCGGACATAATACAAACGCATTTGTAAAATCAATACCATCAAATTTAAGAAACGATTTGCCAATTTTTAATGAATCGGTTTGATTAATAGTTATAGGCGGCGGCGTCGACAACCCCCCCAACCACGCTTGACCAGGCGGCGGCGGCAAACCACCCAACGGCGACGGCCGTAGCTGTCGTACATCAAATCCACCATCACCATCACCTTGACCAGGCAACTGGGGCGGTGTCCCCAATGGCTGCAAGCGTATCGACCCCGTCCGTATACCATCACGTCTACCATACATTTTACGTTTATTTTAATGATAATTAATTGTAATATTATATAATAACATAAAAATAATGTGCAATTAGTGTTATTATTATCATTAATAAAAATTAATAAAAATAAATGCGATTGCTAAGTATCGACGTCGTTGGACGTTGTTGAAACAGAAACAAACGCAGTACACAGGAGGTTGTCGTTGTTCTCGTCATCGTCGCCTAGACTGCTTTTTGTTTTTATGTTTCTTTATGGTTCGCTGTTTCCTGTTTCTGCGGTTGTTTCGGTTTCTACCCCCCTCTGATGCCTCTGATGCTGCTATCTTATTACTTTTACGGCAAAATGGCCAGCAGCTTCGTGATGATCGAGATGCCGGTGCTGCTCCAGGAAGTGCGCGTTCAAAAGGAGTACAGCTCATCAATACCTCATTTCCTGCTTCATTTCTATAACAAATCGAGCCATTGTCCCGCATTAACATCGTAATTATAATTGCACTGTCGACTGGCGGACAGTCGTCCCCATTTAACCTTTTTATGCTTCGATAACCTAGTGTACTTAATTCTTCGAAATTGCTCTGTGAAGATGGTACAAAATAGGTTAGTTCGTTTTTAGCGCCTCGATTATACATAAAATCGAGATATGCGAATGTTTGATACGGGGGTGCAACAACATGAGTTAACGTCTCCGGTAAAAATACGCGAATATCTGCAACATCCATTATTCCGCAATCCAAAATGTAGTTGTTATCACCAGACGAAACATCACGATGCCACAAATTTATACCATTAGCTCTTCCCCAACTAATCTTCACTGCGGGTAGTGGACTGTGATTATACCCGTGATAACTGCCCTCCGGGTCTACTAAAAAACCACTCCACAATTCGGTCATCTTCGGCGCAGGGGTCCATATAATTTTACCGGACGGATATATGCTTCTTAATCTTAAATCAACCACACCGGTTTCGGGAAACGGATTTACCGCAGGTTCACGTATTGCAAGTAGTGCTGGGGCGGCGCGATATTGACTGACGGAGGTTTTTGATTGCGCACGCAGTTGCGCTTCTTCGTGTTGTAATCGCCATATTTGCTTCAGTTCCGCTTCTTGGTGTATTTTAAGATTTTCCTGGGTTATATCATATAATGAATATACTTTTTTATGCGTTTCCGTGTGTACGGCATATAATACTTCATTTCCATCATAGGCCAACACCCAGCCAGGAAATGGCGACTCCCACTGGGAAACTTGTCCAATTTTTCCATAAAATACACCCCCATCCGCAGTTGTAACTGGCACCCATCCATCAAAACGATTTTGCATATATATTATATATAAAAATAATAAAAATATTCATTTACAATTTACATTAAACATTAAAATTAAATAATGCGTTTGCTAAGTATCGATGTCGGCATAAAAAACCTGGCGGTTTGTTTATTGGATGTGGTTGCTGTAAACCGGATTCTGGTATGGGACGTGGTCGATATATGCCACAGCGACCAGGAAACCGCGGATTTGGCAACCCGCGCATCGAACCGTTCAAAATGCGCCAAGTGTTCATTAAACGCCGCGTTTTTTTATTATAAGGACAACGTTCTGCAACTTTTATGCAAAAGACATTCCACAAAAATGAGAGAATCCGAACACCTGCTTTTGGCGACAACCGATTTCAATCTTGCAGAATACAAAAAGGTTCTGAATGGATCCGCGGCAAAGTTGTACGCATTCTGCAAAGAACACGATAACGAGTGGGCTGATGCAATTGTTGATACAGATACAGACTCAAAAACAAAACCCAAAATACACGAATTCAAAACCGTAATGCAGGATCGCGTTCGCCATATTGCGCGAACGCGCTACTTGCACGCATACGACGAGACCATGCTGGCATTGCTCATAATAAATACAAACCCTGCGAATACAAATTCAAATACTGTTGTAAAAACGATTTCCAAGCCGAAATCAACGCCTGAGTATGTTTCTCTCATTACGGTAGGTTCAAACTTGATGACAAAGTTGGACAAACTATTTTATAGTTCGGAATCATCATCAGAATCAGAATCCTTAGTGCCCGACCGGGTGATTATCGAAAATCAGATCAGCCCCATCGCCACGCGTATGAAAACCGTGCAGGGAATGCTGACGCAGTACTTCCTGGTGCGCGGCGTCGATCCCGCGAACATTTCGTTCATTTCCGCGGCAAATAAGCTGAAATCGTCGCTGGTTTCGTCGCTATCCGACCCGACCGAAATCGATGACAATGCGTTCACGTTTACGTACAGTGACAGGAAAAAGATGGGCATCGCGTTCGTGCGCAAATTGTTTAAGTTGCAACAACCACAAGAGCAACAAGAGCAACAGCAAATGCAGCTGGATAATGCCACCGCGCCATATTGGAACAAAGTATTTGAATCGCATAAAAAGAAGGACGATATGGCGGATTCATTGTTGCAGGCGCTGAGTTTTTTGAAAAAATAAAGTGGTAAAGTGGTAAAAATAAGTTAATAAAAAATAAATAATAAATACACGTTAAGTTTAGATATTATTAAATAATAAAATGGACAAGGGTCGGGAGAATGACAAGGATAAATACAAGATTCTGTGTTCCAAAAACGACGTTGTGCTAAAACGCGCCAACCATTCGTCATCGGATGCAAATTCAAATGCAAATACGTTTGTAATCGATTTTGAAATTGTCAATTCGGAAATAACATTGGACCGGTTTTGCAGCTTCAATATTTTCAAATTGTTGTTTGAACTGAACCGCGAAGACGCGATTCAAGACCTGCGAATTGTCGATTTGAACGATGCGGATAAAAACAATGCCAAGGACATTTTGATTATTTTCAAGAAAAAATGCGACGATGTGGGAATAAAACAGAAATATATGAAGACGCGGCTAATGTTGGCGGTACTGCGCAACGAACAAACCGGAGTTGCGAACTACGTATTTGAAAGCGATATCGATCCCAAATTCGGACCGTTGTTTGAATCGACCGAACCGGTCGCAGGGGGGCGAATGGAAGAATTGCGCGACATCGGCACCGTGCTGTGCATGTCACTGATAAACGCGCACCGGCTCAGAATGCAGTTTAAAATATCGGTCCCCATTTCCGTTCAAAAACAGCCGTCCTACATTGAAAACAGCCTGGCCCTAATTATGAAGAAGATTTTTACGCGGCTGAAAGAGTTTATTGAGGTGATGAAGGCGAATTGAACGAGAAACAGCCGCGTTTGCAGCTGCATTTCGTGATTGGCAGCACCGAAATTTGGATGAGTTTCATTGACGCGTCCAGCATCGATATTGCGACGAGCTCTTGTTCATTTTCCAGTGTCAGCATTAATATGCTTTTTATAATTACGAATAAAAAGTTCAGCACGGACTCGGACGAAATGGATATTTTAAAGTTTTGATTGGCGGTATACGTATTGAACAAATGGACGATCTCGTACATGAACGTCATAAAGTGCACCGAATCGTTCATATCTATTTTCCCGTCCGCCATAATTTTCGTGAACGCGTCCAGGAAGATTCCGTTCAGCTCCGTTACGCTGCTTGTAATCGATACGATTGTTTTTATATTGGTAATGTCGGTCGGCGTGAATTTCATTTTATTTTCTTCGTACACTTTTAGTACATCGACGTATATTACGTCGGGTTGTTGCAATACCGACCCCAATTTAACCCGAAGCGGTTTAATAGTTACCATTAAATTCAAAATAACATTTTTGATAAACAGAAACACTTGCTGTTCGTTATCCGAATACGCGGCTAGCGCGTCTTTCATAGCGATGGATTGCTGGTGCTGGTGCTGGTGTTGATGCTGTTGCTGGTGCTGGTGTTGATGCGGTTGCTGGTGTTGGTGAGGAGCAGTTTTTGCTGCGTGATGTATTGGTTGTGGCTGTTGTGGCTGTTGTGGCTGTTGTGGCTGTTGTGGCTGTTGTGGCTGTTGTGGCTGTTGTGGATGAGGCTGCATTTTTATAATGTAGGTAGTAATAGTAGTAGTACTATTTATTTAATATTTAAATATAAATATAGAAATGAATATTAAGTTAAACTAATAAAAATAAGTTATATATTAAAACATATATCAAGTAAATGCGATTGCTGTCGGGAATAAGGTTTGTCGTGTATTCGGCCGGGGTAGTGTGCGCCGAATATTTGAAATATAAATACAGGCGCTGGAGCCTTCGCGCATTCTCTCGATCCGTGGATCAGCAGAATCGGGAGTCCGAGTGTTACAACGCGATGATTAAATCCATTGGAACCAAATTTGCAGCTACAAACATTTATTACATTAAAATGTTCCAGGCGCTCGCGTACAGCGCCGATTTCGCCGCAAACGATGAGCTGGTCGCATATTTTAGAGATTACACCGATAACGTGGTATTCACGGACTCGGAATACAGCGTGTCCGAACTGGCCAACCTTTCGGAATACGCGAAAACGGTTGGGTACGAACTGAGGTTGACAAAACCCGACGACGATGACGGCGACGATGGTATAATAAAACCCGCAAAATCTGGATCCATCTCGTTGGTATTTTACGGAACCATTTGCAAATTAGCCGAGCCACCAACACTAACACCAACACCAACACCAACACCAACACCAACACCAATAGTGGTCAAATATTTGCGGGCAAATATGCGGCAGCGCGTGTTGGATTCAATCGCCGATTTCAAATACTTGGTATGGTGCCTCGATAAAATCCCCAGTTTGCGATACCTGCATTTGAACGACATTTACAACGAGCAGCGCGTGCTGATGATGGACCAGCTCGATTTCGCAAAAGAGGCGGCGTGTATTGGCGAAGTATACCAAAACTGCAAAGAAATGCGATGCGTTACGGTGCCGGTCGCGTACCCCGAATTCACGGCAAAGTTCCCGAATCTCATTGTGATGGAGCGCATTATGGGTAAGACGCTGGACCAGCTGGACGACGATGTCAAGGACTATTACTGCCACATTCTGGCACGAGGGTTGGTAAAGACCGTTTTTATCGATGGCCTGTACCACTGCGATCTTCATCCCGGCAATGTGCTATTCATTGAGGACGACAATGCGCCTGCGCCCGAAGTAAGATACCGGATAGGGCTTTTAGATTTCGGGATTATTGGCAGGCTCACTGTGGACGAGCAAGAAATAACGTACCAAGTGTTTCACAGCATTCTGAATAAAGACGCCGATCGCGCTATAGCGATAATAATGGAGTCGTATACCGAACCGGTCGACGATTCGCGCGAATTCGATAGAACCGAACCCAAAATGATGAATGAACTGGTACGCTATATGCGAGAAATGGTGGAAACAGTCGTCACGTGTTTCAGTGCGGAAAATCTGTGTTTTATAAACAAGCAGCTTATTAAAAATAACCTGAAAATCGCGCGTTCGTTTACGAAATTCGAGCTCAGTTTATCGGTGTGTGACAATTTATGCAAAAAACTCGCGATACGCCGCAGCTATTTGAATCACTTGAATGATATAATACACGACGTTTTCGAGTAAAGTGCGTCCCTGCCGTTATATATATTAGTAAATGCATTTAGATGCATAATGTAATTGTATAACAATAGTAACCGTTCATTCGAACGCCGTCGATCGATCGTAAAATTAGGAGAATGGACGCGGAAGGAACGAGTGTGCGCGCAGATAAACTTACGCGCGAAGACGTGGTTGCAAAATTCGAAGAACTTCGCGCAAAATACGATCTTAATAATAAAGACGTATACATGACTACCATCATACCCGATAGCATTGCCGCATCGTTTATCGAAACCGTGCCCAATGCAATTTGGAAACAGAAACACAAATACACCGTATCGGATAAAGTCCCGATTTTGTCAGCAACCGTTGAAGTTGAAGTGTTTGGACACAACTTCGAAGTGGAGCTCGACCGTCCCTATAAACCCCACCACCGTTGTGAATTCGAGGACTATTTTGGGTTCAGCGGCCACTGCGGTGGCTACACCGACAAGCGCATTATCGCGTGTTTTCCAAGAACTTCAAACAGTGATTTGAACTTCGCCGAACTGCTGTTAACTGCGCCTGTCGGTGACACCGGAGACGCGATTGATGACGCGTACGTGAAACGCGCCCTTGCGCTACTTGTCCTGGGCGGATACGTGAAGTTTTGGGACGCGTACTACGAATTCAGCGCGTGGTTCTCATCGTTCAACGACAACGGTCGAGCGTTTCCGGGCGCGAACGTGAAAGCTAAAGATGTGATTCTCCCCTACATTTTTGATCATATGGTCCCATTGGTCCCATTGGTCCCATTGGTCCCGGATATATGCGAGTCCGAAGGTCCGAAGAGCTCGATTGATTAAAAACAAATAATTGAATTTAGTTCTATTTCATATTATTAATCTGAAATAAAGCAGTTAAAAATAATGTGCGAGGCATTTATATATTTAATAATATACCCCGTACTTTAAAATGGCTGATCACGTTCATTTTTTGGGAGAGCCGTTTCAGTTTGAACGCATTGATTTGACGACGCCGAACGGGCTGCAGGGCGGTGCGTATTTTACCAAATTAACTCACAACAACGAACCGCTGTATGTTCAAACACCCAAATGCGGAACGCGCCAGGGCATAGTAATCAGCGGAAAAAAGGCGCACTACGACATTCTTCTGGATTCTGAAACAAACTCTCCGGCTGCGTCCGAACGAACGGCGTTCATTGAATGGCTCGAGGGCGTGGAGGAGCGCGTAGTGCAGCTGCTTCACGAGAAGGGGCGTGTGTGGTTTACAAACGAGTTGACGGTTGAAGATATTCGATCCTTGTTTACGTCACCCATAAAATCGTCGCGTGGCGGAACGCAGTTTCTCGTTCGTGCCAATATCCTGCCCAGTAAAACGAATTCGGGGCATTTTGCGTGCAGCGTGTACGACGAGCGAGAAAATCAGACGAGCATTGAGTACGTGACACCGGACCACGCCATTATTTCGATTGTTGAAGTTACGGGGGTGCGGTTTACGTCTCGTAGTTTCCAACTCGAACTGGCATCCAAACAAATGGCAGTTTTAGCAAATAAACCCATGTTTGAAACGTGCATTATCAAAAAGGACGCATCGATTCGGGAACCCGCACAACCCGCACAACCCGCACAACCCGCACAACCCGCACAACCCGCACAACCCGCACAACCCGCACAACTTAGTGTCGGACTTGCCGAAGTCGAAGTTGACGCGATTGATGCAACGAATTTACAAAGTGTTCATATTAAATCCCCGGTAGAAGTTTATTACGCAATGTACCGAGCCGCCATACTTCGCGCACGCCAAGCTAAGAAAATAGCGATTGAATCTTATTTAGACGCAAAAAATATAAAAAATGTATACAAATTAAATTTAGTGGACGACGAGGATGGTGAAGATGGTGACGACGAGGATGGTGAAGATGAGGATGATGTCGACGAGGATGATGACGACGAGGATGGTGAAGATGGTGATCACGGTACCGACGACGTGTTGGAGTGCATTGACGTATTTGACGATGTGTCCGATGATGATGATGGCAAGCGCAAACAAAATGAATTTACGAATTCCAATATTAAGTCCAAAAAAAAACTTGCAATTCATGATACGGTAGTATTGGATATTGCCGATACAACCCTATTCTAAGGCATTTCGTAGATTATTTAGAAATAACTGAACCAACCAACACTCAACACCAAAAAGTTATTATTATTATTATTATTATTATTATTATTATTATTATTATTTACTTACAATAAAAATATTTTAATTCATAAAAATAAAAATATTTTTATCATTTATTTTATATATAAGAATAATAAACAACCATTATATTCTACAGTTTACATTCTACAATGAATTCCGCAATTAGAGATTTGCAAAGAAATTTTAAGCAGCACCACTTAATCGTTATTTTAGGCACTGTTGTTCTCTTATGGGCAATTTATCAGTACTCCGCTGATAAGAATTTTTTCCCCGAGAAGTTCGGCCAAGGTGGCCAGAACCCGGCAATGTCTCCCGTTGCCACTGCTGCCAGCGCCGGAACCGGCTTTCAGCCGTCCAGCGGAATGCAGGGCAACGAGTATGAGGACGTTAGCGGCATTAGCAGCCCGGCAGTGTCCGCGCCCAGTTGCACCAAACAGGCCGTTTCAAATCCCGGGGACTTGTTGCCCAACTCGAACCTGCTTCCCAAGGACCCCAACAGCCAGTGGGCCCAGCTGAACCCATCCGGCGGTGGCGATTTAATGAACCAGAGTTTATTGAGCGCCGGCTTTTTAGCAGGTATCGACACCATTGGCAACACGATGAAGAATCCCAACCTGCAGATTCGCTCGGAACCGCCCAATCCCCAGCTCAATGTGGGTCCCTGGAATAACAGCACGTTTTCTCCTGATCTTATGCGCACCCCCTTGGAAATTGGATGCGGCGCGCAGTAGATAACCCACCAACACCACCAACACCCATATTTAGTATCTAATATTTTATTCGAGTAAATTATTATATATAACCAATACAACAATAACGTAAGCTACGAATCAATAGCGATTTTAATGAAAATAGATATTTTAGGTTACGTGATCATTTTTTTTATCGTAGTGGTGTGCCTGAAACTTTATCAGGACTCGGACATGTTCAACCTGAAGTGCATCATATCCACCGTGGATGGGAACAAGTACTGCGTTCGCGAGCGCGAGCGACTCGAGGAGTCTGCGGACATGCTCGCGCGAATCACCGGTAAAATGAAACGGGTTGTGGCGGTGGTGGGCGAAAAGTACCCCGATCGAGCCAACGTCAAGCGATTGGTCACGCGCTTCAAGCCCGAGAAGGTGTCCGAAACGCTGCCCACAAGCGAATTCACGGCGTACAGCGAGAACAAGGGAGAGAAGCTCGCGTTTTGTCTCAACACGACCAAGAAGGGCAGCAAATTGATTGACGAAAACACGCTCACATTTGTTGCGCTCCACGAGCTCAGTCATATTGCAACCGAAAGCATCGGCCACAAGGACGAATTCTGGGACAATTTTCGGTTTTTAATTAAAGAAGCCAGCGATTTGCACATTTACAAACCGATTGATTATAAAAAGGACCCGAAAAATTACTGCGGGATGACGATTAGCGACAGTCCGTATTTCGATAACTAATCTGAAAATGTAAAAAAAATTGAATGATAATTTGATAATATAAGTTATCATTATAGGATATCAAACATCAATCAGCCGATCGAATAATAATGTCATTGTCAATCGACGCCGCCAATCTGGCTGCCGCTACGGCAGTTACAAACGCTTTGAAGGAGGCTCGTCGCCAGTCTCGTGGAGAGTCTCGCGGTGGGAATAGACCAACGATGAAAACTGACGCAATTACCCAAACCGACCCGGAACCGGAATCGGAACTACAAGTCGCCTCCACCCAAGTCGAACCCGAAACGGGAAACAGCTGTTCAATTTGTCTTGATCAGCGAAACGGACTCGAAATGGCAAACACGACAATTACCAGTTGTGGGCACCTGTTTTGCACATCGTGCCTATTGAAACACTTGGCCATTCGAAATACGTGCCCGATTTGTCGTAACGAACTTGAGCCCGCGCGCTTGCCCCCCATTGAACCACTTACAGCAGATACAGTTGCAACCATTATTCGGGACGAAGAGAACATCATCGATATGACTCGACGAATTGCAGTCATTGGTGTTTTCCCCGACAGTCAGGGACGTGCTGCGATGATTCTGTCACTTGCTCGCGAACTCGCATTCGGGTCTGCGCACAGCATTGCTGGTTGGCAGGGAACCGATGATGCGGCGTACCACGCTTCTTGGAACGAATTTGAGTACACTGTGCCACCCGAAGACGATGAAGACGATGAAGGCGATGAAGGCAACAGCGACAGTGACAGTGACAGTGACAGTGACAGTGACAGTGACAGCGAACTTGGTGATGGAGATGGAAATGGCGAGAATGATGATGATGATGATGATGATGATAAGTGTGAGAATGACTGTTGCGGTGGCGGTGTCGGTGCGCAAATATTGCACAGACCATCATCAACTCCAGCTCATCACACATTCGCTCATTCTGTGTCTGTCGCACCAGTCGCACCAGTCGCACCAATCGCACAAATCGCAGCGCCTGCACTTCAGAGACGCGCGGTATTCCAATCGCCGGTATTCCAATCGCCGGTATTCCAATCACAAAACCCCAGCAACACTCACAGCCACATCGCTAACACCACCAGCAACACTCACAACCCCTGGATGGTTTCTACCACCGAATTTCTCGTGCGTGCCGCGATCGTCATTCTAGTAGTTTACTACGAATATTCGCGTTTGTGAAATGAAAAAAAATAAATATACCACCGCATATTGTTTCTCGTTTGTTTGTGTTATTGTGCCATTTTATAATATTTTTATAAATTAAATGATTCATTTATTAAAAGAATATTTTAGTTCAAATCGTCGCGCGTCACTTAGAATATTTATAACGTCTATTGTGGTATTCGTTGTATTGAATTTGGTGGAAAACATAATTCATTATAGTATTGGTCGCAATCACGGAAATGCCGGCATTTTTATTATATCGCCGTCATATATTGACTGGATGCGGATTATTATTATTATGATAATATTTGCAATACTACAAGGTCTAATTACAATGGTGCTTAGCTCCAAATGATGCGATGATAAAAAAATTGAAATGTTTTTTTAAAATACTTATATATGCATTAGAGTATCCATCGTATCCGAAACAAGTTATTCGCGTCAAAATATGTTCTGCAAGGTTTGCCGTGATGCAGGTCGCCCCGAATCGGAATACACGTCGCACTTTGTTAAGAACGTTCCCGGACCTGGCGGAAAGGTTGTATGTCCTACCCTTTTGAGTCAGTCCTGTCGCATCTGTAACGAAAAGGGTCACACGTCATCATATTGTTCCAGTCGCAACCGTCGTCGCGAAGAGCCCCGCCGTGAAGACTACCGTCGTGAAGAGCCCCGCCGTGAAGACTACCGTCGTGAAGAGCCCCGCCGTGAAGACTACCGCCGTGAAGACTACCGCCGTGAAGAGCCCCGCCGTGAAGACTACCGTCGTGAAGACTACCGCCGTGAAGACTACCGTCGCGAAGAGCCCCGCCGTGAAGACTACCGCCGTGAGCCATACGCTCAACCACACGGGCCTCGTGTTCGGCTTCAACTCGAATCCCCGGCATTGTCTGCCGCGTCTACCGCGTCTGCGTTCACAGAATTCGCCGTGCCTACTGCGGCGGCACCTTTTGATGTTCGTGCAGCGAATCTTAACCATTCCGACAAATGGGAAGACGAGGCACTTAAACCATTTGAACCATTTGAGCCATTCGTTTGCGAACCAGAGCAAATGTTTCGCGAGTTACAAGAGTATATCAAGTCGCAAGAGTCGCAAGAGTTGCAAGAGTTGCAAGAGTCGCAAGAGGGTTGTTTCTTTGGAAGCCCCGAATACGATTTTATTGAAAGTTGTAACAACCAGAACGTTATGCCCTTTTGCTGCGATTAGATCGGAGAAACAAGAAACCCTGACGAAACCTAGAAACCCACAGGTACGAGTTGTTGTTGTTGTTGTGTGTGTTGTTGTGTGTGTATGAAACTAACTATTTTTTACTTGTATGTATTTTTTACTTCAAATGAAAAAATTGAAATAAAAAATGACCAAGTATTTTGTGAGATTATTGTTCAAGGAGAAATACAAGTACATGATATCCAACAACAACGACAGATACTCAGATTCCTATTCGGACGATACAGACGATTATTCGCACATAAATTGTCTCTGCAAAAGTTGTGGTGGCGGGAAAACGCGAGAGCCTCGACGACGACCAGGGGCCTCTCACGAACCCGGTCGTCAAAATCGTTTCGTCGTTATGGCGCATCGCGGATTTCGTGTAAGTTTTCCCGATCCAGAATACCGGCCCGAGGATCAAGATCAAGATCGAGACGCGGACGAAGAAGCCGACGAAGAAGCTGCTGAAAAAAAATCAAATGCCAAAAAACTGCAGCAGCTTATTGCGCAAGGGTTGTGGGGAGATGAACGCGCAAGATATTATACGAATCTCATCGACGATTTCAAGTACCAGGTGGAAGACGATAGCAGATCAGCATTTCCCAGACATCACGCCTTGATTGCAACCGCATTTGGTTCATCTGTTTCGATATTAGAATCGGCGCACTTATGGGCCTCACCTATTGCGCGATTGCGCATATTTGCACCCATTTGGGATTGGGATAGTATGAAAATGAAATCGAAAGCGTTTGCAATGGCGCCAGCGTCGTCGGTATTTACCGAAACAAGTCACCGACAGCGAATCAAATTGGTGGTATATTCCGGCTTGTCCGGGATTTTGTGTGCGCGACTATTTGGAAATTGTCACACCCAATTTGGCGCACGTTTGCAGAAACTCGCTTTTGAAATTATGCGACGCACTCATTCCTCGCATACGTCTGAAATGTTGGTTGATAATCACTACTGCACAACGCCACCCAAAACCGATTGCAGATTCGATATGATGATGTCACTGAAAGCTGCCAGAGCGGAACTTCGTATCCTATATTCGGAGTGCATTGACGAATTAAAAACCAAGGCTCGTCAATACAGGTGCGGACGCATTGATAAACGCGAAATACACCTTGATGAACGTTTCGAAAAAATGCACTCATTGATGATGTTGTGCTCTAAACGATTACTTACCCCCAACAACTTTATTGACCCTGTCGATTTGATGAAGCCTAAACACAAAAGTGGCAGCTGCGAATACATTGCGCGAATAATGAAATTCGTGACAGAATTTTCTGGACTGTACGACAAAGATGTTGTGCGGCTGTATGGTTCGTCCATTGTACGATTTCGCAATACCATAATAGTATCGCAAATTCGCCTTGCTAGTCAAGGGTGTTATGCGGCTTTATTAGCATTTGCAGCATTCGAACCCAGGATGATCGACGAACACATTGCGCCAGAAATAGGTGGCTGTCAAAATACGCACATTCCGTCAAGACACAAAACGTTTGGAAAATTGTTGCAAATGTATCGTCACCATATTCCGAGAACGGCCGATGTTTTAAAGAATGTGTGCCGTCATTATCTATATTAAAAAAATTGAATTGTTTTCACATTTGGAATAATATGTAAATCAGCGATTCAGATACAGACACAGACACCACATACGAACGAGCAATGACGACAATGACCCACAATCAACTTGCCTGGAGACAATTCAGCACTCATCACATCCGGAGCGAACTCGGTACCGACGACAACAAACATGATGATGCTCGAGGCGATGACGACATTCGCACCGAACGTTTTGACTTGACGGTCCTCGATACTTCCAAGGCGACGACGCATCGTCAATCGACTCAATCAAAGAAGCGCGTACAATGGTCACCCAAACCACCCACCACCACCACCACCGTTCCAATCGCCGCCACGGTGGAAACTACGGTTGCGCTGGTTGAAAAACCCAAAAAGGCCAAAACGCGAGCTGCTCGACGTGCTGAAGACCCCGAATTCAAATCCGAAGTCGAAGAAGAACCTGCTGCGCGCAAGGAGATGCGCAGCAATTACTGGGTTCGCCGAGACGACATACGCCGCGATGATGCCAGGACGATGAAGAATCAGTTCCAAGAAATTCAGGAATGAAGAGCGAGGGAGAATGGCAACAAATCGTCGAGATGCCGACGTTAATGCATCAATCGCACAGGGGAGTGCGAAGGTAGTTGAATCGAGATCACTACTATTTTTTTCATTATATTTAAGACGATTAATTTAAAGGGTGTAAAGCCTTTTACATTTTTTGTCTATACGTCATTTAATTTTAGCAATATTGCTATAATAAAATAATAATAATAATAATAAAAGTAATAATTAGATATAGATACGACAAATAAAATATGAACTTTGGAGAGAATAGTGATTTTTTTAAGCCGAAACCGATTGCTCTGTCCCGGGAGACCCCGGGACCGGCGGATTTAACCAGCTTGTTCACTGACGCCAAAGATTTTATTACGGACTTGTTCAAGCAAATGAGCACCGATGCAAAAACAACCACGTTAGGCGCCTCGTTTATGGAGAACGCTTCGCAAATTATCGGACTTGCTGTGTTAATGTTGGGTATCGCGCTGTACGTTCAAATTAAAAGCGTTCAAGATCTGAATGACGATAAATACTCCACAGCCATTACCGATACCGGAGACGGGCAGAACCTTATTTCTAAGAAAGTATCGATCGAGCTTTTTTCAAATAGTGATAGTAAAAACGGGAAAAACGACGACCCCAATCCGCACGCGCCCCCGAAACTCGCCAACCGCGACGGCTCCACGATTAAGAATATAACCAAGGGAAAAATCGACCTTGGCGAAATTATCACGGACACGGTTTCAACGATGATTCCCGCGGGTCCGTCGGACGCACTGCGGTCCAAAATGAAAGACGTGTCCCGCGCGTGCAACACAACGAACGAGTTTTGCAAGCATAACCAGGCAGACGTACAAAAAGCGTGCGGTGACATCACCACTCAGAACGCGTGCGCTCAGAAATGCTGTTGCGGGTGGGTTAAGTTTAGCGGCGGTGCCAGTTCGGAAAAAGCAAAGGGCAAGGGTCCGTCGGGATCAGGATCGGGGTCGGGGTCGGGGTCGGGAATGGCCGATGCGAAGTCGAGCGCGCTTACCGGGTTTGGAATTTCGCCAGACGGCAAATGCGTTGCCGGCAACGCTGACGGACCCGAACTCACATTCGATAAGGATGTAGACTATTATTACTATATGGGCGAGTGCATGAACGGCATTTGTAAATCCAAAGGCACATAATTTATTTTTATAGTAAAAATTGATTTAAAGTTTATAGTTTAGTTTAATTTAGTTTAGTTTAATTTAGCAATTAGTGTATATACATACGTACGCGTACGAAGAACCCAAAATGATTATTCCGGTAAAATGCTTCACGTGCGGCAAAGTCATTGCCGACAAATATCGCACGTATTTAGCAAAAGTGCGTCAACTTAAATTATCCAACGGGGATAACAAATCGGTGGATAAAGTGATTTACTTGACGCAAGACAATCGCGATAAAACTCCGGAGGGGCGTGTGATGGACGAACTGGGCATCGTGAAAATGTGCTGTCGGCGCCATTTACTCACGCACGTCGATATCGAATAATGCGAATATCGAATAACGAATATCGAAAATGAATAAAATAAAATTTAATCAGAATAAAAATACGGGATTTTAGTAAATTATTTTTTTTTCTCATTGTATGATATAATAAACTTAAAAACATACAATGAGTGGTGAAGAACTAAGTGGAGGCCGCAGGCGCAGAAGCCGCCGCGGCGGACAAAACCGTCGTCGTTCTAGACGCGGCGGCGAAGACGTAGTAGCTGGTGGCAAGCGCAGACGCGGTCGCGGTCGTGGTCGCAGCTCTAGACGCAGCAGACGCCATTGAGCGTTTTGTGCTTATTTTATAAATTTATGTTTTATCAAATGTCATAAATTTATTTTTTATTTCAAACCAAATACCAAACTGATTTCAGTTTTTTAATTGTGGTGATTGTCTTCGACTTCTCCTCGGTCTTCGACTTCTCCTCGGTCTTCTTAGGCGCCGATAACGTCGCCGTCTAGACCCGCCGCGCTGCCCTTGTATTTGCTGATCTGGTTGTGTTTGAGAATAAGGATCCAGCCGCTGCATTGCGTGGTTTCCCGACTGTTGCGGCACGTACGTGCCTTGGTATGCGGACAAATCGTACCCCGCACGATTGCCGTCATACCCGTGGTACACGCCACCCCCACCGCCACCCATAGTTGGCTTCATACTCGTATCCATTTTAAGGGGCGACGAATCGAAAATGCTCGTAGCGTATGCCAACGGATTCACGTACGGTGACGGCAACGACGAAGACTGGCTCATAAAGTACTTATTTATTTTTACCGAATATTAAAATAAAAATATAAAATATAAACACTATAGTAATTAGTAATTAATTACTAAATAAAATTAATAGTATAATCTAATCCAAATAATCCAAATAATCCAAATAATCCAAATAATCCAAATAATCCAAATAATCTAAATAATGGGAACACTAAACGCACTACGAAACGTCATTTCGATTGGAGTGACATCGAAATGGTACATACTGTTTGCAACTTTAGTGATGGCGTATTTGCTGGTATGGCTGAACCGCAATTTTGGACCGAACCGACTTAATCCGAATTCGAGAACCAACTACGAAGGCTTTGCAAACAATCAAACGAAATCGTTCGTAACAAAGACGAACGACGACGTGTACGACGCGTTCTACACCGAGGTATACGACGAGCTGTTTTTCCAGCCGAACAAGCTCGACTATGAAATCGCGACGGTGATCAAGGAAGCCGACCTGGCTCCAAATAAAACGAATATGTTGGATATTGGCAGCGGGCGCGGCCATTTCGTGGATAAAATGCGTGATCAAGGATTCACGGTCGCCGGGGTGGATAAATCCAGCTCGATGATCGCTTCCAGCAAGGCAATGTACCCCGCCAGCGATTTCAAACAGGGTGACGCTATGAATCAAATGCTGTACCCAGCCGAAAATTTCACCGTGATTACGTGCCTGTCATTTACGATCTACTACATGCAGGACAAGCGCCAGTTTTTCGAGAACTGCTACTACTGGCTGGCGCCAGGTGGGTACCTCGTCGTGCATTTAGTAGATCGCGGCAATTTCGACCCCATTGCCGCCGCCGGAAAACCGTACTTTCTCATTTCACCGCAGAGTATGACCGACAAGCGCATCACGAAAACCGTCGTTAAATTCGAAACGTTTCAATATAAATCGAACTTCGATTTGAAGACGGACGACGACGGCGTTCTCGTGGAAACATTCACGGACGATTCGACCGGGAAAATCCGGCAAAATATTCACAATTACAGTATGCCGTCACATAAACAAATCCTGAAAATCGCAAAAGAGACGGGATTCGTTGTCAGCGGCGAAGTGGATTTGGTAAAATGTATGAACGAGTACCAGTACCTCTACATTCTAAAGAGGCCGAACTGATGGGGGAACCAAGTTTCCCCCCAACCCCCTCCTCACAGGGGGAACCAAGGTTCCCCCCAACCCCCTCCTAACAGGGGGCGACAAGCGCCCCCTAAAACCCCTCCTAACAGGGGGCGACAAGCGCCCCCTAAAACCCCTCCTAACAGGGGGCGACAAGCGCCCCCTAAAACCCCTCCTAACAGGGG